CCAGGGTCTGTTCTTGTAGACGGTCCAAGTCATGCAATGGGAGGCCACTCAAAACCAACTCATGGTTCACATGGTTCTCACGATAAGCATGACAGTCATGGTGAGCATGGCAGTCATAGTGAAAAGCCAGTAAAGAAAAAACATGCGACGTCTCACGCTAACCATTCTACATTGCCACTCGGCGCTAAAATTGATATGGGTATAGAGTCTGTGGTAAAATCAGTCCCGTTGGCGAGGCAAGGGAAACAAATGCTGAACATGACTGGGGCTGGTAATATTGCCAAGGCCGCTGGTAGTGGTGCTGCTGAAGCTTACTTGGGCCATGCAGCTTTTGATTCTGGGCTGACTCTCGGACAAAGACTGGGAGGCGCTTTGCCTTTCATGGGTGCCGAAGGATACAGAACAGACGCAGACGCAGAGAAAGAGCTGCAACGACAGGGGGGGCAGACTTTCATGCAAAACTTAGGGGAGAATTTCCTTTATGAGCCAGGCAAAGGTCTTGACCGCTTGCAGACTGCAGTAAGAAAGCTGCCGGGAGATTTATATCAAATGCAAAAAGACGCACAGAAAACCAAGGACATGGAGTTCCAGCAGAGAGCGCGTCGTGGGGCAGCGGCAATGAACAAACCTGAATATGGAGACAACATTAGGATGCTCCAAGGGCTTATGGGTAACAGACAGCAATACTAGACGAAACCTCTTAAATACCCTAATTTTCCACTACTTAAGGAACATAAGCAACTTGAAATTTTCCCTATTGACTTTCTTTAATAGACACGCTTACACTGCCTCCGCAGATCACGCCCCCCCTATTACAGAAGTCAATGGTAGCTACTCAAGAAAAGCCTCAAGCAGAAGCACCGGATCAAAGCAACGACTGTGCAGATCTTATTGCTCGCCTCAATTCGTTCGTTGCAACTGTCACGGTTGGCGAACCTATAACCAAATATCACGGCGACAAGAGCCGGATAAGCTGCTCTAGCTTCAAGGACTTCTTGCATGGTTCTGACTACTACCATGCTCGGCATGTCGACAAGACTCTTCCGGCACCGTACTCGAACTCTTTGACTCACGGTACTCTACTTCATCACTGGTTTGAAACGGCAGACGACGACCTGTCTTTTGCTATTTCGCCCCCTTCTTCAATGCTAACTAGCACGGGAGCGATTGGGAAGAAGGCTAAGGACTGGGCTAAAGAAAACTGTCCTGACTGCATGATAGTAGGCCCCAAGGAAAAAGATCAGCTTGCTTGGGAGGTGAAGAATCTGCTACAAAACAGAGCGTTCTGTGAATGGCGGGAACAGATCGTTCTTGCCGAAGCAAGCATTCGCTTTGAGGGACCAGAGGGGATTCTGATGCGGACTCGATTTGACGCCGCTACGCTTCTGCGATGGCTAGACCTCAAGACGACTAAAGAAACAGACATATTGGGAGGTGGATTTGCCAAGAGCGTTAGGACGTTTGGTTATGACATTCAGGACGCATGGTATCAAATGGCGATGGAAGCTTGCGGCCTTGACCCCCAGCCCCTCGTTTTTATTGTAGTTTCTACAGTCCCCCCTCACAGAACACAGTGCCTGACGCTGCCACAAGATGCGGTGCGGAAGGCAAAAGACGTTGTGCTTAGAGGTCTTGCCGATCTCCGTCTAAGAAGAGAACTCGACTGGTGGTTGCCGGATACCACTAACGAAACCGTGGAAATGAACTATCCGGATTTCTATAGGAGATAGAGAATGGAACGACCAACTTTATTTGGCGAGCGTTCGCAAAGCATTGGAGAGCTTACTAAGGCTCACGCGAAGGCTATTGGAGAAATGCGAAATGCCCCTCGCAATCATCAAGGTCACTTCGGAAAGTATGCTGACCTCGGAGATATTATTGACGCGATTCGCAAACCTTTTTCGTCTAACGGCCTGAGGTTCTCACAAGAGTTTCAGCCGTTCGGTGATCAGTGGGTTCTTGTCACAGAGCTTTCTCACGTTAGCGGCGAGTGGCAGCGATCTGCATTGCCTATCAATCATCGTCTTAAGCCTCAAGATTTCGCAGCGTCAGCAACATACATGAAGCGAATTGCGTTGTCTGCGATAGCAGGTATTGCGGCGGAGGACGAAGACGACGGCACTGTCGCTCAAACTTCCGCGATGGTTAGTGAAGTCGATGACCGCATTCGTTATGAGAAGATCATCCGCGAAAAGTGGGATGCTGCTGACACGGAAGAGAAGAAGGAACAGGTTATTGCCCGTGCCATAAAGGGCGTTGAGAAGGGCATGATTAGTAATCAATTTGTTGAGTCATTGCAAGCCGCACCGCAAGCATGAACGCGGGTCTCCTATGCGCTGCGCGGTCCAGCGCCCAACATGCAAGGCCGCAACCATACACTTTAATTAGGAGATGAAATGATTGACAGTAAGTTAGTAGACGAAGCTCGTGCTTTCGTGACGGTTATTGGGTCGGGCAGATCAGAGCTAAGCTATGAGCAGATTAGGCTTGCTTTCCTTAGACTTGTGCCTGACTTGATTGCCGAAGTAGAGATCATGTCGGCCATTCAAATGAGCCTTCCTGTGCCGAAGAAACCGAGGGTTCACAGTGCCCCTAAGAAGAAACGGGCTGCAAGAAAGACTACAAAGCGAAAGGCCGCCAAGCGTAAGACGAAGAAATGAAAACACCAAGAGATTACCAAGGAAGGTCTTTTGGTGTGGTTGTGGACAGGGCAACACAGGGTCATCGGAAGACACTCATTGACTTAGCAACTGGAATGGGCAAGACGTACATTATGTGTATGTTGGCTGCTGCTGCAAAGAAGCCGCTGCTCATCACGAACAGTTTGCCGATCATGAAGCAGGTGCTAAACGCTCTGTCTATTCACTTAGACCAAGACGTGGACTTAGAGCAAGCTGAGAACTTTATTAGCAACAGTCCTATATTTAGACGCAAAGCCCAAGTTGCTAGCAAGGACTCGTTACTTCGAGGCAGGTATAAGCGAGAAGCCTTTAAGGACAGGACTATTGTTCTAGTCGACGAGGTTCATCACGGTTGCTCTAGTCCACGATTCATTGAGATGATGGAATACTTTGAGAGCATCGGTGCTTTCATTGTTGGGTTTTCTGCTACGCCGTACAAGGGCAACGGATTGCCTTTGCCATACTGGGGCCGTCCAGATTTTTCGTACTCGTTCCGCGATGCTGTCAGGGATGGTTGGCTTGTTCCTGAAGAGTGTGTTATTAGCGAAGCAATTTCTCATGACCTTTCGGCAGTCAAGACAGTGCAGGGTGATTTCCATAGCGGTCAACTAGAAGCCATATTATGCGAAGAGCAAGCTGTGCAGGAGGCTTCCAGTCTTGTGCTGCAGACATTTAATGGTCAGCCTAGCGTCATTTATTGCAGCGGTAAGAGACAGGCAGTCTTGCTGTTCGAGGTGTTTGAGCGATACGGTGCGACTGTTTCCATTGTTCACGACGGACAGACACAAGCCGAAAGATTCATGAACATGCAGATGTTTGAGACCGGCGAGTCGAAGATTATCATCAGCATTGATGTCTTGGGGTTTGGTTGGAATTTTCCTGAGCTCAGGAATATCTACAACTTGGCTCCAACGAAGTCTGTCACGAGAATATTGCAGCGTTTAGGACGTGGGGCCCGGACTAGGGACGCGGTACTCAAGGAAGGTATGACTCGCGAAGAACGTCTATCGGCCATTGCAGCCGACGAGAAGGACCATTTCAAGTGGTATGACGGAACAGAAACAATTTCTGGCTTCCAGATGAAGTCGACTCACGAGATAATGAACGAGGCGGAGGAAAGGGAACGCAACAAGAGAAGAAGAAGGGGTGTCCGGAAGAACAAGGGAGAAGGCAGCAATGAAGATTACGAGCCATCTGAGTATGATCCGGACGAACGTCGTGAACGTCGGCAAGGGATCGTTGTTGGTCACAGCTTTCAGCATGCCGACCGTGATTTAGATACAGCTCCAACCAAGAAGAAGCGTGGGTGGAGAATGCTTTGGGGTCCTCACAAAGGGAAGCTGATTGCAGACCTGCCGACAAGCTATTTGCAGAACGTGCTTCGGAATCGAAGGGTTCCTAAGACAGAAGAAGGAAAACGCAAACATAAAGAGCCGCCGATTTACTCTGGAATCCGAAGAGAACTTCAGCTCAGAGAGGCTGTCTGATGTACGACAAGCTCAAGACAACTCAGGTTGGTCAGATAGGGGTTTTACTTGTGATGGCCGACTTAATCCGTCACGGATTTGAAGTTGCTGTTCCTGTTAATGACATGGGATTTGACCTTCTTGTGTCGGAGGGGTCAGACTACTGGCGACTGCAAGTAAAGTCGCATTACAATCCCAAGCGAAATTTGGTGAGGACTAGGAGGTCTAGGGTTTCAGGCAAGCAACGCCCCTACGATAAGGATGTGGTTGACGCATTCGCGTTTATCTGCCTTAAGACGGGTGACGTACAGGTTGCTTCGATAGGAGACCTTGAAGGAAGAACCGGCATTACCATAACATCAGACCTTCTTGCGTCAATAGACACATTGAGAGAGATAGATCCACATTAGCTGTTACATTTTCTCGTACGGACCAGCGAACAGAAATTAAAACCGTCGAGCATAAATAAGCTGCCTTGAACTTGATCAGGCAGGTAGTTGACCTCGCTTGAAATCCCGGCAACGAGTTGGTATTAGATCCAACACAACCCCCGCGTCCGGTGTCAGAGCTGAAACTTAGAAGACTAAGGGTGAGGTTGGCTCTCCTAAGGACAGGAGTGAATGGAAGTTATCCCCTTTCAGCAGGGAGGGGGTGTACACGGAGGACATTATGTCGATGCACGAAATAGGAATCTTAACCGCGTCCGACGCCAACGACGAGAGTCTGTTCGCAACGATGTACGATGGCGTAAACGGGAGTCTTGTCCGGGTCTACGGAGAGGACGGCGGACTCGATATTGAGTTTGGGAACAGTGACTTTGAGCTACAGGAAAACAGCAGCATTATCGTGCGGACAAGTGGGGTGCTTCAGTTCACCTCGTCGTCCGAGGTACTGCATCTGTCGATGTGGTTTGAGCGAGCTGCTATGTGGCTAGCGATGATGGAAGAGCAACAAGGAGAAGGTGATTATTGATGTGCGCAGTTGGAGACTTGGCAGAGGTTGTTGTGAAACATGCACCGTTTCAAACAGCCGTGGCTGATGGCGGGTTATTGGTTTCAGAATTTGCAAATGAAGAACACGCAGCAGAGTTTGTGCAAGCTCTCGAAAAGTTGTGTGAACACTGTAAGAAAGAACCAGGATGAGCAATGAAACACTCGGACAATTTGCAGAGCAGTTCCAGTACTGCGCAGTTTGCTGGTCCCCGGAAGGGCTGCACATTCACCACATCGTCGGGGGTGCAGGGCGTCGACACGAGCGTTACAACCTCGTCCGATTATGTCACACCTGCCACCATAAAGTTCATTCCGTCTCAGGACGGGAAGGCTTGTCGCATGGTGCCGTCCTCAACGCGAAGAGGCTGTGTGACGACTCGTTTTATTCGCCTCGGTCCTTGGCTGCTTTGCGTCACAGGCAAGCTCTCCCGTATAGTCTCGAGCCTTTGCCGGACTGGGCGAAGGATATCCGCAAGGGTTATGATCCTTTTATTGGGGAGGAATTAATGCCTATCAATTCTAGGAGGAAGGGGAAAGCCCGAGAGCTAGAGCTGGTACACAAGCTCAAAGACATTCTTCCAGCGTCCGGGGCTCGTCGTGCCCAGCAGTATTCGGGGACTGAGAGTGCCAGTGATGTGATAGCGACAGGGCTAAGCGGTTTGTGGATTGAGTGCAAAGGCGTTCAGAATTTGAATTTACACAAGACGATGGATACGTCTGTTGAGCAGTGCGGGGAACTCGTTCCTGTCGTGTGTCACAGGAAGAACGGAACTGGTTGGCTCGTTTCGGTTCGCATTGAAGATCTTATTGAGTTTGCAGAGGAGGTCGTTCAATGCCGAAAAAGAAGCGCCTAAAGCTTTACCCAAGAACAAAGAAGTGGTTGCGCCGCAATTACCCTTTGCCTTGGCCGTGTCGTATACGCCTCACAGACGAGGGTACCATCAAGGGTTTGCTTGGTCAGTTCTTGCATGACGGTGAGCGTGGTCTTATTCGCATCTGCAAACAAAGCCCCATGCCAATACAGGCCGAGACGCTAATAGAAGAGTATGCACATGCCCTAAGACACGCACTTCCTGTCGACGTTGACTATGATGGTGAGCCGCATGATGCAATCTTTTGGGCAATCTACGGAGAGTTAATTAATAAGTGGAGGTCAAATTGCTAGACGTTGAATTGACGCTTACTGAGTTTCATGCTGCAGTCTCTGTCGGTATGCAGCGGTTGATTGAAAGCTCTGCATTAAGGCTAAACGCTCACAACGTGGGTGTGTCTAGGACTTGGATGGAAAGGCTGGGTGACGAAGTTCGTGGCGCACTCGGAGAGATAGCTTGGGCTAAGCACAGGAACCAATTCTTCTGTGGCAGCTGCGGGACATTCCATCACGAGCCTGATGTCCAGGGTGTGGAAGTGCGTTCGATGAGAAGACCAAACGACTCGCTGATTGTTCGCAGTAATGATGTTGCCGAACGACCGTTCGTTCTGTCTTATGCGACAGGCGAAAAGGTTAGCTTTATGGGATGGATATATGCGAAAGATGGCATGATAGATAAGTTTAAGAAAGCACCTCGTGGTGGAAACGAGGCATGGTTTATACCGCAAAGAGCACTAAATGACTTCTCTAGTTTTCCTTATCACGAAAGGGGGTAGACATGCTGACAGCCAATAGATACAACGAGCAGCTGGTCAATAGAATAAAGGAGAAAAGCATGAGCAAAGAACCGAAGAAGGTGAAGCTCGGTAATACTGTAGAGTATGAGACTGGAGCCGTGCGTTCCAGTGACGCCGAGCCTTATCGTTTTGATTTAATTAGTCCGGTTGGTTTGAAGGCAGTTGCAAGAGCGTGTGCTGAAGGTGCGAAGAAGTACAGCGACTTCAACTGGGAGGCCGGGATGCCTGTGAATGATTTACTTAATCATGCCATTAGGCACATTTACGAATACCTGTCTGGAGACAGGGACGAGGATCACCTTGGGCATGCCGCATGGAATGTCATTGGTGCTATACACTCCGTTGAGCTTTGGCCTGATATCAACGAGGGTGCTTTACGAGAGCAAGGCTGCAAACCCCCTGTTAAGGAGTAAGTTATGGAAGGTTTGAATCAGTGTACCTTTACTGGAAACGTGACGAGAGATGCAACAGTTCGCAAAGTTAATGACAAGGATGTCGCAAGCTTTGGTATTGCTGTGAACGGTCGTCAGAACCAAGACGTCCTTTGGGTCGACTGCAGTTACTGGCGTCCGAATGGTGTGATTGAGTACATCAAGAAAGGCAAGCCGATTCTTGTAAGTGGGAATGTTCAGCTGAACACCTACGACTCGAAGTCCGGCGAAGTTAAAGCGGTGCTACGCTTGAATGTACAGAAGCTATTGCTGCTTGGAAGCGGTGGTGGCAATTCCTCAAATGCCGTGCCAGTTGGCGCTCAAGGCAAGGAGGATGACTGGGGTGGTTTCTAACGCAATGGATTGCATTGAGATCGGGGGCCCCAAGGAAGGGGCCTCCGGTTTTTCTGAAGACACTAACTACACAGGCGTCAAAAGATTCGCTGCGACCGTGATGTCTCAGGCCATCAAGTCTTCTAGGTTTGTCGCTGAACAGGCTCGCACGTTCCCTCAGGGCTCCCGTATGCCATTCAGTAGGGTTGTTGACGATAAGCTGCTAGACGGCTGTGCTGCGTGGCTGTGGATGTCAGGAGAGGGAAGTAGGGACCTTACGTTTGAAGAGTGCTCATGGGCTACTGGCCTTGACCCAGACTGGGTGCGGGAGAAAGTAATGCTCCCGTACGGGGATTTAGGGGACATAAATAAATGGGTCCAAGAAAGGGCCAATTCCCTTGGTCCTCTTTGGGGCGATTGAGTTGCATGGAAAACACGTACAGGCAGTCCGGCAAATTTCCGCAGCACATGGCATCGTTGAGTCGTATAAACAACTTGCGTCAGCTTGCGAAGGTTAGCCCTACTGATACGAATGTGGAGGCGGCTTACGACGCAATGCTTGGTATCGCATCTCACATGTCGTGGTTGCCTGAAGATCTAGGTGATCGAATGCCAACGCTTCAAGAACTAGAACGCGCCGTGGACCGTGGGACGCAAAATATAGTCAATGCTCAAAACGCTACGATGGGTGGATGATGGCAGACAAAGCAGGTGACCGAGTACGCAAAGCTAAGGGTTCGGGTATGACTGAGCGTCAATCTGATGCGTTAAAAAGACACGCTAGTCATCATACACCCGAACACATGAAGGTCATGATGAGTGCAATGCGTTCAGGTAAAACCTTTAGTGAAGCTCACCAAATAGCCATGAGTAAAGTAGGTAAATAAGGTGGCAGACAGAAAAGGTGACAGGGTACGCAAGGCAAGGAGGGGCAAGAAGACTCCTGCTTGGACTCGCAAAGAAGGACAAAACCCAGAGGGTGGCCTGAATGCAAAGGGTCGTGCTTCATATAATAAGGAGACTGGTGGGAATCTAAAGAGACCTCAACCTGAAGGTGGCAAGCGAAGAGATAGTTACTGTGCTCGGTCTGCCGGTCAGATGAAGATGTTCCCTAAGGCAGCTAAAGATCCGAACAGTCGTTTGCGCAAAGCAAGAAGGAAGTGGAGATGCTGATGGCTAAGAGTAAAGTCAATGAGGCTGGTAACTATACCAAGCCTGGGATGAGAAAGAAATTATTTAATAGCATTAAGGGCCGTGCTACTCACGGCACTGCTGCTGGTCAGTGGAGTGCTCGCAAGGCACAGTTGTTAGCAAAGCTCTATAAAGAAAAGGGTGGGGGTTACACTTAATGGGTGTGCTGTCCGGGCTAAGAAAAAGCCAGAAGTCCTTAAAGGATTGGGGGAAGCAGAAGTGGCAGACTAAGAGTGGGAAGAAGTCTAGCGACACAGGGGAGAGATACCTACCGAAGAAAGCAATCGAGTCTCTGAGTGACAATGAGTACGCAGCTACCACTCGTGCTAAGAGAGAAGGCAAATCAAAAGGCAAACAGTTCGTAAGGCAGCCTAAGGGGATAGCAAAAAAGACAGCGAGGTACAGATGAAATCCAGGTCAGTTCTAGGAGGGTTAAGAAGCAATAACCCTAAGGTTTCAAGGACAGGTTACATGGGAGGAGCGACCCAAGGGCGTGTGCAAAGGGGTCCTGCTAACACAGTAGGCCGCTTTCAAAGAGGTGGTGGGGGTAGGGCTCAGCGCAACTCTCAGTATGGGAGAATGCGATAATGCCAGAACGACCAGAGCTGAAGGCTAGTAAAGCCGCTGAGTTTATACAAGACATACAGGTTGCTGTTGAGGCTGCTGCTGCAAAGGCGCATGACGGTTTGACTCTTAAAGAGTTCGGTGAAATTTTCTACGACTTCATGCGAATAACAGTTGAAGGTTTAGAGTCAGTCCCAGTACCAGGGCCTCTCAAGAAGAGGTGGGCTTTGGATGCAATCACTGCACTGTTTGACGCTATCGCTGACAAGGCTGTGCCTGTCTACTTCTATCCCGTGTGGCTGATTATCAAACCGTCCGTTCGGTCGCTCTTAATTCATTTCAGTGACGGTGCAATCGAATCTGTTCTTAGACTGTTGAGGGAATAGTGACTTTATTATTAATCGCAGTAGGACTTGCTGTGTTGTTTTGGCCTAGTAAGCAGAAGGGTAAGTCGACAGGGTTTGACTTGTCGGATTACGAACTCGACCCACCTCCTGCAGGTGAGTGGCCTTCGTTTCCTGAGTCAATAGGCTGCTTAGCGAATGTTAGAGACAGGCTGGAGAAGACAGAAGAGCTTAGTTCTATAGAGCTTGAATCGATTGATGTGATAACTCTTGCTCTAGTAAGAGGGAGTGGAAAGTAATGAGGCGTCTCATTGGTATTGCTGTGCTGATTGCTGCGTGTGTGATCGCTTATGTTGAGTATCAAACAGCTGCCCCTTCCCCTGCTCCGGTTGAGAACGACATACCTTTGAAGGGGCTGTTTATTGGACCCACTGCAGGTGAAGACGCTTTGCTAATGGCTGCGTTGTGCGAAGAAGTTGCTTCAGAGATTGAGTGGGATGGCATGCAAGAAGATCCTGTGTTGAATACAGGTGTGCAGTATGATCTGTTGAGAGTCAGGGCTCGCAATCTTTTTCTCCGTGGAGACAGCATCGGCGAACGACAGCCCCATGTGGCTGATGCAGTTGGAGAATACTTAACGAACAAGCTCGGCGTGTCTGGTGGTCCGGTGACTCCAGAGCAACGTGCGAAATGGGTGACGGCGTATAGAGAACTAGCGAGGTCGGCAGAATATGCAGCGCGCTAGGATCTTTGCGATAGCGGCAATCCTTGGGGTTGCCTTGTGTAGTACGTGCTCGGCACCACGCCCAACTGCCGAGGCACTTGGTCTAGGGTACGATCCAAATCCCGAGGGAACGCAAGCATTCCTTAGTGAATTGGACCAGCCCCTATTCCGAGACGCCGGGAGGGAGGTGATCGAAAAATCTCGTGGCATTGACACGTTCCTTTATAGGTCAATGTTTCGTGCGCACCAAGCGCGATACAACAAGCCCTGGGTTCCCGGAAACCAAGGCTCTGTAGGCAGCTGTGTTGGCTGGGGCTTTAGTCAAGCAGCTTACTGTTCATTGTGTGTGGCGTGGTCAGAAGGAGAAGTCCCAGAGCCTCCGTTACTTACCAGTCCCACTAGCTGTTATGGTGGAAGTAGGGTTGAGGCGCGTGGAAAGCCTGAGGGGACTGGGGGCTACCGAGACGGAAGCTACGGTGGAGCTGCGGCCAAGTGGTTGTCGCAGTGGGGGCTGATCTTCCGGGACAATGTTGGCGGACATGACTTGCGGAAGTACTCGGTATCTCGGTGTAAAGACTGGGGCCATTGGGGTAACGGTGGAGAAGGCGACGAAGGTAAGCTGGACTCTATTGCCAAGCGGCACCCAGCTCTGCATGTTGCCCTAGTCACAAACTTTGATGAAGCCGCTGCAGCTATAGAGTCAGGTTTCTGTGTGGCTATATGCTCTGGTGTAGGTTTCAACCGCACTCGTAATGCTGATGGGTGGTGTGAACGAAAAGGCAGCTGGGCTCATTGCATGTATGCAGCAGCTGTGCGATACAAAAAGAATGGGAGCAGCCATGACGGACTGCTAATTATTAATTCGTGGGGGGATTATGTGAACGGAGGCAAGTTCCCCGACGATCAGCCGGACGGTTCTTTCTGGGCAAAGCGTGACGTGGTGGACTCGATGCTCGGTACTTGGCGCGATTCGTTCGCGATTGGTTCAGTTCAAGGATTCCCTTATCGAGACCTTCATCATGGAGATTGGTTGGATGCAAGTCAGTAAGAAACAATTAATACTAGGGGTCTTCCTAGTCTTTGCAATCGGTTACGGCGCGTGCTCTTATGTGGAGTATAAAAAGAATGACCGGCCAGTTCTTACATTCATTATGAAGGCAGCTCGCATGGGGTTGTGGGTCATGATGTTTGCAGAACCTCCAGATGTTTTTGATAAGAATACAGTCGGTGCATCTCCTGCATCGGACGCTCCGTATTTGGATCACTCAAGGAGCCTTTAATGTGGAAGTATATTCTTGGCTTATTAGCCACATTGTCTGCTGACCCTAGCCAAAGAGATGACATGCGGCACGACGCTATCGTTGCTGTATCAGTAGCTCGAGCAAGCCTAGAGCGAGTAAAGATAAGAGAGGAAGAAGAGGAGGAAGAGGAACTTCCTGAAGAAATTGCCCCCGAACAGGACGTATCTACACAAAAAAAGGCAGAGACCCCAGCCTGTCCTGATGGCAAATGCAACGTGGTCATTCGACGCAGACGTTGACTTACCAAGGACAAACCAGGGTCTCCCGATTGTGTTTCCCTATTAGTGTGATGCGTAATAAAATCAGCTACCTACGGGGGGTAGATAGGTGAAACGTCTTACAAAAAAACAAAGACGTCTAGCTGAAGATGCGCTTGAGATTGTCCCGAAAGCAATCCACGGTTTTTGCAAAGCTTATCCAGGTATCCGAAGAAAGCTTGCGCGCATCGACGCAGTTGAGGTAGCTAACCTCGCAGTTGTCAAGGCAGCTAAGACGTACGACAAAAGCAAGAGTAAAGTCACCACGTATTTCACGATGGCGATCTTCAACTCGTTGCTTAAGGAACTCGCACGGGAACAGCGACGAGGATGTGATGGTCCCGGGCGGGTCCCGCTTGAGTTCCTAGATTGCGATGAAACCATTGACCTTCGGTCTCGTGATGTACGAAACGCAATGTCTTCGATACCCGACGAGTCTCGGAGACTGCTTCACAGCAGGTACTTTCACGGTAAGACGCTTGAAGAAATGGCTGGTGAGTTTGGCATTGACCGTCGCACTGTAAGGCGAAGGTTGGAGATTGCTGTTACCCAGTTATCATCCGCTTGGGATAACCTCGCTCCCTTGCGATGAGAGCTCGGCGGATTGTGTTCCGATTCCAGAAGCGACCATTAGTCCTTTTGATCCTGCGACTTCTTTGCTCTAGCTTCTCGTACGACAGGTGCTCTGACATACGCTTATCTCGTATGCTGCTGATCTGCTTGCGTTCTTCTTCGTCGGGAACAAAGTAGCCGTGACCGTTAGATCCTATCTTCTTCCATCCGTATGGCACGTAGGGTCCGTATGGTTTACCTTCAGCCTTTAGTTCTTGCATGGCAACTGAAGTACGAGCACCACCGACATCTCGTTCTAGTTCAGCAAAGACTGTCTGCGTTCTACTGAATGCCTTGCCGTAGGGATTCTCGAAGTCAATGTCTTGGTCAACACACTTAAACGTAATCCCTTTTGCTTGAAACATCTTGACAGTCTTGATGCTGTCTTCGAGATCACGAAACGCTCTGTCTAGTTTAGACACAACAACGTAGTCTCCGGGCTGAGCTAAGAAGTAGATGCCTCTAGCTTCTGGTCTCTCAGAGAATGACTTGCCACCTGACACAGCTGCATCATAGCTCCAGCTAAACTCAACGTCATCTCCGAATGTTCGCTTCGCGTACTCAGATACGGATTGCTGTTGGGCTCGTTCAGTAATATCTTGATCGTCTGTTGAGTGACGACCGTATCCCCATACTTTCATATCACCTCCTCTTCTACTTCGGTATGTCCGTACTCCCAGTCAAGGTCGTTTAACTTTCCGGTGCCGTCCCGCAAGTCAACGCTTAGTTCGCATAGCACCTCAGCTAAGTCTACATCATTTGCTACCCGGAATTTTACCGTGATCTCTTGATGAACTACTTTCATTCTGTCACTTTCTCCTCTCTAAAGAATACATTCCGGATTGCTTTTACTGCTGCTTTTAGTCTTGTTGACGTCAGGTAGTAGTCCTCTTCCACACTGAACATGGTCTTTCGATGATGACAGTAGTGTTTTATGGTGAAGTTTAATGCGTCCAAGACTTCTGCTGCAATCTCCTTCTGTAGGTACAGGGTACCGGCCTCTAGTTCCGGGTCGTAACAATCATCACACAGGAACCGATGTCCATCGGGGGAGTTGATGTCGCATCGTTGCGGGATGTCTTCTCCGCAACCGTCGCATGGAATTTCGTCACCCTCGTACGGAGAGTTATGGTCATTGCTACACGAGTTCGTCATTGGCTTGATCTCCTGCTGCTTCGTCGTTAGGGAAAACATTACACTCATCACACTTCTCTATAGTCCATCGTGATAGATTGATATTAAACGTCAGTAGCCATCCTTTGTTATTGCAAGGTTCACACATTGTCGTCTCCTTCTTCGAGGCTTGCGAGGTGAGCGTCATGCTGGACTTGCCATGCGTATGCAAGACGCTCTTTCAGCGCAGAGAAAGAGTCCCTGCCTGTCATACGCTTTAGCTTTAACCCCAATTCGATTCCAATTCCTTCAAAGAAGTCCAACCGCTTTTCCCACCAGACAGAAGTGTCTTCGCAATCATGCGCTTGCTTGACCGTATCGGTATAGAAGTTAAGGGCGAACATGATAGCGTCCACTTCTTCAGGAAGCAGGTTGTATTCTATTCTTGTTGGTTCTAAGTCTGACATGTAGTCTCCAAATAAAAAAGCGAGGGGCGCAGCACAATGGCCGCGCCCCTCTAGGTGTGGATTAGTTATGGTGAGCACCAAGGTTGGTGCGATCAATCTTCGGTCCGATCAAGTCTGATGCAGCACGTAAGGCACGGAAGTTGTGGTGCCGTGTGTCCTCTACGTACCCAGTCTCGTACAGATGCCTGATGCTAGCAAGAGAGTACATGAAAGCAGTTAGTACTAGCGGGACGATCTCTTTTGTTTTCGCTTCCCGTTCAGACTTTTCTGCCCAAGTACCCTTTAGCTTTTCGTAGTGTGCTTTGAGGATCTCTGGTCCAAGCTCTGGGCCGTCACCGTACTCGTCGAACACGGCTCGGCTAGTGCTGGGCAAAGTCGACACCCCCTAACTTGAAAGGATTGTCGTCTATCTGGTCACACAGGTGGCAGTACAGAACCTCTGCGGCTTCCGGGTCCCAGTTGACAAGTTCCTCAAGGGTTGCGAGGGGCAGTCCATTCGTTGCTAGGCACTGCACTGCCTCGTAGTCTGATGCTGACAAGTCCTTGAACGCTGCCAGTATTGGGTCGTCTGCATCAAGAGCCATCATGTCTCTGTCGTTCTCGTCAAGATGCGATGAGTCGTTGTACTGCTTCCTGTCGTTCTCCCGCCACAGCTTCTCGTGCTCATCAGCATCTGCTTGAGCCTGTTCATCAATCTCCTGAACGTGGCTCGTGTACTTGTTAGTGGACTTGTAGTAATCATCGAGGTAGGGGTTGCTTTCCTGGTGACCACTAGAGACGCCAACTCCTGTGGTAGTTGTGCCTCGGAAGTTCAACCAGTTGTTGGAGGCTGACGTCACCTTCTTAGGCTTGCCCGTGTACCGGCTGTAGCTGGTGTAGCTGTAGTTGCTGTACCAGTGCTTGTCTGGTGCTCGGTGTCCTAGATCTGAGTTCCAGATAGTGTGCTCGCCTGTTGATTTGAGGAACACCATCTTGTTTCCGTTGCCAAGGAACTGCTCGCCAAGAAACGAACTGCCATGATTCCAAGGGAAGTTGCAGTCACCCTCACACATTGGACGAAGCACCTGTGTTACGAAGTGCCATGTGTCGGACATCTTCTTGTTGATGTTGAGTTCTATGTCAAGTATGCCGTTGTGAATAACACACAAGTCTTCGGTAACTGCAAACGGATGACAGTTCTTGTCGTTGATCTCACCGCTTGTCCTGATCCTGAAGTGTACTAAAGCAGGGTATGCTCGGTACCTCTGGAACTTCTTCTTGAAATTATTGAACGACGTTGTGCCCTTCTGTGTGATGAGCTTGCCGTCCTTTGCTACAGCGAAACCCCAACCGTCTGGGTTAGACTTGAAGGCTCGCTTGTACGCGGCCCAGTCAGGCTGGGTCTTGCGTGGTTTGAATATTGCGATGCACATTAGGCACCCCTTTCTGCTGTTCGAGTGTAAGAGCGGGAGATATCTACGAATGATCTGCCGCTTGGGACACTTGCCCCATTTGATCCCATCATGAATGAGTGTCGCATGGGTGATGCCTTCGCTACATCTAAGAACCATCTGCGAAGGAACGGATACTTGTGGTGATTCTCTCCGACGAACCATCCGTACGTTTTGTCGGAAGTATCGTCCAGCATATACAAAGGAGTTTCCTCCATGAGGTCGATGATAGACTCAACGACTTCGATGTTGCGGAGAAGCATCAACGGGTTGAGAGATGAGCGAAAGCCCCTGAACTCAACAAGTGATCTTGGCTTGACGCGAAGCTGAGAATACTTCTCGTACCCAAGCATGTTGTCAAGCTCCTCTTCGTCGTAGTCTGAGTCCCCGCTGAAAGCACGACGTATGCTGTCGTACGCTTTGATGTCACTGCCGTACAACTTCCACGCACGCTCTCCGTTTACCATCGCTCGTCTCTTCAGGCGAACACTCCGAGTGTTGCAGTAGTTGGTTGGCTCACGCAAGAACAGCGTCTTGTGCATACCGTAACGAGCGATATGGTTGATCCAGTACAAAGTCTTGCACCATGTCAACCGAGAAGCACTCCTGTCAGAGACAGTAACGTGCATGCCGCAGGACCTGTTAGTCCAAGCACCACCTGTCGGAAACCAACGACGACGGTTGCCTACCATCGACCGAAGTGCATGCCGGTAGGTAGTTGGAACCGTGTTCGCCTTGTGCTGCTTGCGGCTGAACAACCAGTGATAGAGCGTGTGCTCTGTCTTGGTAAGCGGCACGGTCTTGAGCTCTGCACTCGGCCCACTGCGAGCCCTGATTGAACCGTCATCGGTGGGCAGGTAGTAGGCGTCAGCAATCTTCACGCCTAGCAACTCGTCCTGAAGCCAGTTCCATATTGAGTCAGCTTCTTCAGCCTCGTACTCATCGAAGTTATCCATCTCAACCTCGATCCCGTACAGTCTGTTGCTGCTTGTTTGAGACTGCCGCAACCTATGTCTTCTGTCATAGTTCAGATGACTAAGGGGACAGCAGTCGTATCCGTGGATATCAGTCGGCATCGTACCTCCTCCATGCGCCCAGAGCTCTGTCTGGATCTTCTGTGGGTAGTTTAGAACAAAAGTCTGCGTACTCAACAAAGTCTGCCCACATCTTGGCGTGTGCAGTTCTGTCGATTGCAGCGATACTATAGAAGCGAAGGAACTCTATCGAGCACTCGATACAAGTGAGTGCGTCTGACAATTCCTTGAGTGACGCCGGTGACTTGGGTAGTCGTATCTCGATAGTCTTCCGTCGATGAGATACTGCGTCAGTCCTGCTGAACTGGCGTCTGTTGATGCGTGAGTTAGCCCCTCGGCTGTATGTCCTTGGGCGATCTCTCCATCCCGGTCGTTGATACGGAGTCTGAATACCTTCAATCGGTCCGGGCTCACAGTAGTCTGTGCATTTCCTGCCGAACACATTGCCTTGGTACCCCTGGTTTGACACGATGTTCCAGAACAACGACAGCTTGCCGACGAGCAAAGGGGTTAAGTCTCTGCGGTCGACATGAACATGCAGTCCGCAGTCCGGCCTGTCCTGAAAGTAATCGAAGTCTACCGTGCTCCAACAAGCAAGGTGGTTGGCAGTTGTCGCTGGTATGCAGCTGAACTCTGTGCCGATGCCAGGAATGCTTCCGTCATTCTTTGCAATGCAATAAGCACTGGCCTCTCTTTTCGACAACATGCTGTAGTTGCGATTGAGTTGTGCGTACAGCTCAGTGAATGCGTACGAAGCTGCCACTTTAGCGGAAGCCCCGCGTGGATTGTTAAGAACATCGTCACGATAAGAGAGTTCAACCTCGATCCCAAGACGGACGCTGCTTTGTCTGAACTTGCGGCTGAAGTTAGTCTTCTCGATTGGGTCTGCTCGGTAGTGATGATTGCGGATCGTGTACTTCGGGGGGTCTTTGAGCCGGAGGCTACCAACGATCATCAACTGGCCGATTGTTGCAGAGTAGTCCGGCATGTCGTAAGCAACCGGATAGAGCCAACCACCACAACTGTCACAACGAGCCGCCGTCCTCATCCGAAGCCTTGACGGGTGTCCGTTGCACTCGCACTGGCTCTGCATTGAATTAGGCAGGTCGCTTATGGGTATTGCTTCAGGCATTTAGTTTGCCTTTCTAGTTAGGGGAGAAAAGAGGGACAGGAACACGCTGCTCCTGCCCCTCAAAAGAAAGAGCCGACCCTGTAAATAAGGTCAGATAAACATACGCCCAAGCAGTTCAATGACGAACCTCAAGAGCGTTTGAACAATCCAAATCTGTGTCTCATCCATAAGACATCGATCTCCTTAAAGTGCTTGGACATCAAAGCAGAAACTAATCTCTGCTTTCCTTTTACTAGGCCCCCTCTTCCTACTGTGATGCTTCGGCATCGCATGCGGGGCATACTCGTGCATGCCTTGAAGAATGGGGTACTCAATACCATGCCTTCTGTAGAACATCTGGCATAGCTGCCACTCCATGTGGCTCAGGCTAGCAAGCTGCTTGAACTCTTTGAGCGAGAACTGTGCAGCCTCTGCTTGCTTGAGAAGCTTCAAGACTTTACGTGCCTTGCGAGCTCTTGCACTTGTCCGTCTCTTCCTGCGAAACGGAAGTTTGGTTTGCTTCATCCCGGTCCTTTCTAATGAGATGGTTCACTGTACTTCTTAACTCTTAACATCAACGCACGGACTTGTGTAATCTCACGCAGGTTAGCCTCGTCATCTGTGGAACTGGGTGTGTCCTCGATGAAGTCTTGGTAGTCGCCAAGAGCTGCAACTAGAATCCCAAGATCCTCGAATGTGAACTTGCAGTCCACTTGATGACGTGAGCATTCCCGTTCTTCTTGAATAATCATTCATCCTCCTTGATGATGGCTATGGTTTCTTTCCGGTTCACTCGTATCTCGACATGACCACGACCGGCCATGACCACGTTAGGCTGACTGTTCCTATGACGAGTGGACACAGGAACAGTGCATTGAATATGATCCACGTAATGACAAGTACCCCTCTCGTGAACAGTCATGGTTGGTTTGCCACGCTGACGCGAGAGGGGCTTGTTGAAGTGGAAGAAAAAACTTCTCTTCATCGTGTCTCCTATGCACAAGCTGCAAGGGAGTCCCAGAACTCGACAGTGCTTTCCATTCGCTCCTCGGATTCGATCCTCGACTCTGCGTCCATCGTGTCGAAGATGTGCTGAGCCACAAACCCAGCGAACTGAGCGTCGTCAATGCTATCGTAAGGGTGATTGATCTCATCATCAGAGAACCTGTCGTCCATCAAGACAACATGGAAATGAAACCCACGCTGAAAGATCCAGCCGATGCGATTGGCATGGGCATCAGTGACGTAAGCTGCAATGTGACCGTCGCAAGTGGTGGTAGTTGTCGAGTTCATAATTAAGAGTCTCCTATTGCATGGTTGATAAAAAGAAAAAGGGACCAGTCACCATGCAGTAACTGATCCCTTCACAAGTAAGAGCCGACCCTATAAAACAAGGGTCTTCAAGGTTTGCTGTCCGTGTATAGAGACGGACTGATAACAGCGGTCTGCTTTACAGGCATTGACCGTACTATGTCCAGTAAGTGCTGGAGTTGATTCTTAGTAGAGCTGTCCTTGGATGGTGAAGCTTTCTTCTTCATCAGGATTGTCACTCCTTCCTTCTTCACGCCTTTCTATTGCGGTTTTAATCTTGTCGTAGTGATACCACAGGTTGTACCACTCGTAGATATGACAAACGCTGTCTGTTCTCATCACTTCTATGTCAGTCAGCATTGACTTGACCATACGCTCTAGTGCTAAGTCAGGCATCTTCACTCCTTACTTTTGGGGGCCAAAACTTTGATGGGTAATCTGTGTTGAACATGTAGATCTTGCAGTCGTCAAACTCTGGATCAACTTGCTCAGCCCAGTCTTCCTTGAAGACGAACTCGCACATGTCCTTGCGGTACATGCCTCGACTTACGCCCTCGATTGCATCAGCTGTCTTCTCTGCCTCTTCGGTGAGTGTGCAAAGAGATAACTTAAGCTGTCCGTACTTGGATGGTAGTATTCGTGCGACACCATACTCGTAGTCAACATTCCATCCAGGAACTGCAAGCTCGTCACTGATGACTTTGTAACCGTCTGAACCAAACGCTCGTCGCCGCGTCGGGTCATCTCTGAATATGCCATAGAAGGCAAAGCTACTCATTCGTAGATATCTCCTGGGTTAAGGGGCCTTGTAAAAGGTAGAGCCGACCCTGCAAAACAGGGGGTCATGCTCATCTCCTGCATCTCTTCTTGTCGAAGCAGCTCGTCGCGAAGCTTCATGCACTGGTCGCACGCAACAGTGTGTCTCTCTTCGTTCTCAAAGTAGTAGTTGCGAACCATCGCCAAGCTGTTGACGATAAGATCAAACTCTGACTCACTCACGGTTATGTTTAGCAAGAAGCACCTACCTTTCATTAGGGTTTGTACGCATAGGGGAAGGGTCAATCCACCTGTACTTGCCTTGAAGAAGTGGGATGATATCTGTCGGCCCCTCGTCTTCGTCTTTTCCGTAGACATACAGTCGCAGCTCGTCTTGACTCAATTCGATTACGACAAGCGGGTCCATTTCATTGACGCCAAACTGCACGTAATTGGATGTGACTTTGGTTACTGCACCCTCAAGCACAGACCCATCATCTCCACGCAATACGTGTCTTAGTTCCATAGGAACAGGTGATTGCTTCATTTAGCACTCCATTTCTTAGTACATCGAGTTGATATGTAAACAGGCATACCGCACAGCCTGTACTCTTCAACGAGTCTTAATAGCTCGAGCTTGTATTGACTGAAGATCTTGAAATCTCTGCGGTCGAGTTCATCTACAGTCTCTACGCCTTGTTTGCCTCGCATGTTGAGGTATCTCAAATGCTGCAAAGATCACCTACCTTTCTGTGTTGTTTGCCATGCTGGTCTCAAGCTCAGTGAATGCAAGCTTGTCGAACTGTTTCTCTTCAAGGCCGTTGACTGCAAGCATGATCGCTCGCACGTCTGTTTTGTTTGTAACATGTAGGCCATGCTCTTCCAGACGTTGGACCCATTCCTCCAGGTGGTACTTTGGGTAAGCCCACTCAGCGTTATTATTTGCATCCTTCCTCATAGCACGGTACTGATTCCATGTAAGCTTCTTGAAGAAAGCAAACTTTTCTTGAGTGTTGATATCCGTGGGATCGTATTGCCCAGTCTCGGCGAACGCTCGCTCGTATAATTCTGGGACAGCGTAACTGTCGTACATATTTTGCTCCTTAAGCAAAGGTTATCGAACAAGAAACATCATGGCACCCAGCATCCAAAGACACTGGGTGACGTGGCACCTCTTACTCGGGGTGAACGATTGAACCAACTAATGCCTCCCTGATGTTGGTCAGGTGACGCATGGTTCCTTCAGTTGCATCAACAATAGTAATGAACTTCTTACGTTCCTTGGACTGCAGCTTCTCTTCGAGTTGCTGAATCCGAACACGCAAGACCTCAACCTCGGATGGCTGCTGCATCCTATCGACAACAGCCTGACACTGACCACGCCAATACTTACTGGCATTGCTAATCTGACCCTGGCCGAAGTAACCACCACAAATGCCAAGGGTAAAGAACGCAAGACAAATACTGATACGCATAGGTACCTCATCTTTCTAAAGGGAAAAGAAACAAGGAGCAGCAGAGTGCTGTCCCTCAATAGATAGAGCCGACCCTATAAAAATAGGGGTTAAACGAACTTACCGGACAAAATTCTCTCAAGATCATCAGCTAGGGAGATAGCGTAGGCAGAACCGAACCTGCCCTCTCCTCCTTCGGCATACTCGTCCGCAAGGCTTTCGCCCATGCGTTTGAGTGCTTGAATGATTGAACGCATCTGCGGGGGTGTGATTGTGTAATTATCCCTACCCTCAAACTTCAGGTCATCGTAGAGCTTCTCGTTCACTGCCCTCACTTCCTTAAGCTCCTCGCTAAGCTTGAGCTTCTCTTGCATAACTTCCTCCCAAGCTTGATTGGCCGCTGTTACCGACTTACGTAAGTCAGCTTGCTTGTCGAGAAGCCTGGCAAGCTTATAGACGTTAATCTTTACGTTCATGAATCTCTCTCTTTCTTGAGTTCTAGGTACTGATCAAGTAACGTCTTCGCGACATCAACCCACTTATCCATAGGTGGGTCTACAACTGAGGGGCCGTCGTCAAAGTGACCCTTGGCGTCTATGGAATAGTCCCACAATGCGTAGTACATACATCTCTTTGCCTCGACATCGAACTCGCCAAGCGGCTGTTCCCAATATGCCTGATCCCTTTCTTCTTTTTCAGGAAGCTCCTCGCACAGGTCCTTGTCCTTCATTAAAGACTTGGCTGCCTCCAAGTGTTCAAGCTTTGGGTTGACGAGGTTGAACTTCGCATAGTCGTACGGCCTAGCGTTCTTGACGTGGTAATCAAGCACGTAAAGCACACAGTTCAATTCAGCATCACTGAGTTGTACTTGTGTAGTTGTCATATCTATCTCTCTTTCTTAAAGGGGAAGGTTGATGCAAAGGTACATCAATCCGCCCAGCCCCGAAGGACTGAGCGATTTGGCGAACCCTTACCAAGGCTGACCCAGCTCCCACGCTAGGCTGGACTCGAGCCGGACAATGGTGTCCCGAACGCTACTCGGCATTGGCTTGCCTTCGTAGTCGCGTACGACCTGCTCCATGCTGTGCAGGAGGTGGTGAACATCGTCTGCTCGGTCAGCAACGAAGTCACCGGCTTCGACAGCCTCGCGTAAGGCAGGGTTCGGGATGTATGAAAGCGGCATAGCATTCTCTCTTTCACTAAGAGGGGAAAAGGAAGGAGAACAAGACTGTCTCGTTCTACCTATAGAGCCGACCCTAGGAACAAGGACTAAGCGGCTTTCGTAAACCGCCCAGTCTTTGGGTCACGTAACCTACGCTGTATCTTGGCAACCGAGTCACGGGTAGAATCCAGACGGACGTGGTTGTAAGTGACGACATCCTTGATGCGGTGGACTAAGTTCCGCAGTGTCATCAGCGTGACGAAGAACCAAGCAACCATGAAGACACCAGCAATCGCAAGGATATCTGTAACCGTCAGCGTTACCTGTGTGCTGCTAACCCATGCAGCAACAGTGGGCATAGCTTCTGCGTACAAGTCCTGTGCCAAGCGTACGGTGTTGTCGAACCCGTAGCGGTTAGCACTGTAGATACCTGAACCAACAACAGCACCAAGCATGAATACAAATCGCATAGCTCAATCTCCTAGCAGGTAGCAGTAGCAGTCACCGTTGCTGCCACTGTCATCCGCTACAGATAGAGCCGACACTAGGAAAACAGTGCTAAGCCACAGGGCAGCGGTAGGGTATAAGAGGAAGAAGGAAACACGGTGGGGTGTTATGGTGCTCGCGTCGTCTTAGCATAGATGGGGTCCCACCTGTTATGGTATAACGCTAGGAATTACGGCAGAAACGGAGGCAAATTGCAAAGACCCCTTCCCCCCCATCGCGGTCAAATCATATATTACGTTCCGCCCCTGGATTTTTTCCCGATTTTGCGTTTGAGGTCACATGACGTCCATCCACCAATGCTCGCCTGAAATTCACGTATTGACCCCAAAAGGCGAGGGTCATTGCCTGTTTCTGATTGACTATGGCCCCATGATCAACACTGTGTGGGTGGTGCATTTGTTTAAGGACGGTACGGTTTTACACTTTGATTCCTCAGATGTCCGTATCTACGGCAACTTGATGTATGGGATCAAGGACCCTGAGGAGCATCATTGCACCAAGACGGTAGATACTGGGCATGAATAAAGTATGGACCCACTAGATAAAGCAATTTACGACTCGCTGTTTACTCCTAGCAATCCAGGTCGACCTGGTGATGACTATGAGGCAATGTACGGGGATTACCAGTTAGCTGGTGATGTAGCAGGGACAGGCACCCCGGATTCTTTGGAAGAACAGGCAGCGTTAAGGGAACAACTCCTTAATCAGTTAAATGACAGATATAGTCGGTCGGGTCCTGGGGCTCGCTTTTCACCGCAAGTATTGGCCGACAGGACTGGTGAAGCGTATCGGAGAGAACTTGAACGTCGCGGGTTTGATCCTGACGAGTACATTAATCCCGAGGGGGTTAGGATAAAGTATCCCGAGCTGATGTTTGACAATGCAGGTCAGATGGAGGCAGCAAAGGCGGCTTATCGTAGGCAGGGTGTCCCCGGCTTGATTGAGCTGGACCCCGAAGGCTATGGGGCATACGAAGGCTTTGAGCCAAACTCGGACTTTCTGGCATCAGGTAGAAATACTGACGCCTATGCGGAACATCTACTTCCCCCCGGCTATGCGGACCTGCTTCGTGCTGAACGCGATTACGATATCGCAAGAATGATGGCAAAAGATCCGGAGCTAGAGGAACTTGGGATGGGTCCTCTCCGGGCGTATACGCAGGACAACATACCGTTCAGTAGACACAGCAATCTAGCTGGTGAGCCATATTACCCAAGGTTTCAGGGGACAATGCGTGGCATGTTGAACGCTATGGAAAGTGGATCAAATGCTCCTGTCATGAGTGGCATGGAGCAAACGATGGGTCTTCTTCCCAACGCTATTTACTTCAATGCCGACACGCCCGTTAGCACTGGTGGTCCGGTTGCAACACCAGCCGGTGTGATTTACCCATCGTCACCCCAGCAAGACTCCGACTTCGGTTCGTCATTCGATAAGGCGAGTAAGTTTCTAGGGGAGCGAGCTGACGTCAGAAGCGGCATGGCAGACAAGACAGCATTGGACAACCCATACGGCACATCGACATCAGACAACATTAGAAGTCTTCGCAACGAGGAAGAAAGGTTGCGAGACAGAACACCTGCGATGGGGACGGACTCAATACGAAGCCTCACTGGTTTAAGTGTGCCACCTGTTCTTGGTGATATTTATGACGGTGTAGCTAATGTAATGGACGGCAGTCAGGCACTTGGCTTGATAGGCGGAGGGCCTCTTGGTCCTGCTTTAACTGCCACAGCAAAGGGCTTGAAGGGAGATGCTGCTCTCGACCTTGGGATAAGCTCAACGCTTGGTGCTGCTTACGGAGGAAACCCGGATCGAAGTTGGGGAGAATATCTCTTTAAGCCTGATACAGAAAGACAAGCTGCTCCTCAGGCAGTAGTCGACCAAAGGTCGCGCGAGCCTGTGTTTGGCACTGGTGAACGAAAGTTTGGCACCATGAGTGAAGCCAAGGAGTTCGCTAAGTATGCCACACCCCCTGAATTAGCAGAACAATATAAAAATTCGCGAAGCGAACGCGCGGCGCAAATGTTGCAGAAGCAACGCGAAAAACGCGAGGCTGAAGCCGCAAGGCAACGAGAGATCATGGGGAACCCATTTAAGTTCCAACCATAGTTCCTGCTTGGGCCTATCTCGGTACAGACGTATACTTCTGCGGTCCCTTCAAAACCCGCAGGAGTAAATCATGAGCGAAGAACAAGCTCCGGAACAAGAAAATGCAACTGTTGCTGATCAGCCTGTGGAGGCGAGTCCTCCAGTTGAGAATACGTCGCCCGAACAGGAAGTGGCGTCAACGGTGGATCAGCCGGTCCCATCAACTACCGAACAGCCTTCGGTTTGGAACGCCTTTCGCGCTCTCCCTGACTTCCAAGGGCAAGAAGACTCTGCGATTGCTCAAAGCCTATACGAAACAATGGAAAGAGAACGTGGGGCTCAAAAAGCGCTAGCACAATATCAGCAGCTGATTCCATACGCCAACGAGTATCTTCGTCACCGGGATGACTTTGAGACTTTCTTAGCGAGCCGAAACGGTCAGGTCCAACAACAATCGCCAACTCCAGTGCAGCAACCTGCACAAGAACAGTCTTGGTGGAATCCCCCTGAACTGAAAGATAGTTTCAAGAGATTTCTCGTAAGAGACGAGCATGGCCGAGAAGTTGTTTCGGAGGATGCTCCGCCCGAAGCTCGACTTGCCATAGAAGACTTCATGCAGTATCGGGCCGACTTTGCTCAAAAGTTCTTAGCAAACCCCGAAGAAGCACTTGGTCCGATGGTTGAGAAGGTGGCAACTCAAAGGGCCCAGCAGCTCTTAGAAGACACCTTAAGTACCCGTGATAATGAAACGTACGTTAATTCGTTAGAGCAAGAGAATGCAGATTGGCTGTATGAGGCTGACGGGTCAACTCCTACGCAAGAAGGTTTAGCAGTCCAGCGGTACATAGAACAAGCGTCACAGCTTGGTATTCAGAGTGCTGAACAGCGATGGGAGTACGCTACTTCTATGGTTGAACGAGACCTTCTGGTGCAAATAAAGGACTCGGATGAGCGTCAGGCTGCAATTAGTCAGGCTTTGCAAAACCCAGCAGCTCAACCCGCAGCGGCTCAGGAGGCTCAGATACCCCAAAACCAAGCTGAACAGGACATAGATTACTTAAGAAGGGAAGCCTCTAGGAACCCGTCGCGATCAAAGGGATCGTCGGACCCAAGGGCTCCCCAACAGCCAATGACGTTTGAGCAAAGGCTAAAGTCGCAGTTGGCAAAAGACAACTTAATTTGAAAGGTATAACATGCCGTCGAGTACAGATTGGGCCAGGACTATCGGGACGACGTTAGTCACCCACCTCAAAGAGGAAGAGCAGACTACGTTTCGCAAGTTCAAAGTGTTCGCTGCCTTGGAAGGTAGCGGTCGTGTTGCAATGAACCAAGGTGGTCGTGGTTTCGACTGGCAGGTTCGTTGGAGAAATCAACCAGTGACATCCAACAACGGAGAGTCACCAAGAGTTTTCAGTCGTCATAACCTATGGCACCGAGCATATCTTCCCTATCGTGGCTACACCGTCACGGACCAAGTAACAAAACGGGAGATGCTTGAAAACAGAGGCGCACAGGCGCTTGTCGACGTTGCAGGTAAAATGGCTTCGCGACTACAAGAGTCCATGCAGGAACATCTCTCCAAAGAGATTTACATTGACGGTAACTCTGCTGGTAATGAAAACCGATGGCACGGCCTAGAGTCAATCTTTGCTGTCAACGGCACTGTAAACATTAACACTGGAGCCCAGCGTGCAGCAACTGCTGATGACATGTTTGGCTTCCCGGCTGACACTTATGCCGGTCTTAACACTGGTCTTGGTCACTACGCTGGTAGTCAGACTGAAACTGGTTCATGGCCGAGTGCAGCAGCCGACCCAGAGTATGACTTCTACTCTCCTGTAGTTGTTAATTACACGAGCACTGGGTTTGGTGGTGCAACCGCGACTTGGAAGGATCAGTGCATCGAGGCAATGCGAGAGGGTGTTCATCACGCCAAACGCAATGACACTCGTGAAAGCCAGATCGACATGATCTTGGTTAATCGCAAGATGTACATTGACTTCCTTAACCGACTAGATAGCCGTGAGCGAGCAATCGTTTCAAAGACTAACGGTCTACGTAGCTACGGATTCGGCGACGTCGTTGAACTCGATGGTATCGAAGTTTCAACAGAGTACTCAGTACCTGCTGGTGTTGGCTATGGAGTCAGCATTGGTAACATGGAACTGAAGTGCATGGAAGGTCAGTTAATGGTTGGCGAGGGTCCTTTCTACAATGAAGAACTTCAAAGCCATCGTTATGCCGTTTCAGTCTTGGCAAACATCAAGATGAAATCGCCTCGTAACTTCGTCAAATTCGCAGCGCTTGCTTAATCCAGAAAGGTACAGATGAGCACTCTTACTACAGATCCCGGTTTTCCTCGCGGTTCAACGCTTGGTATTACCAACAGTAACACGTACGACGCACAAGTCGGCGATGGCAGTCATCTTCTTGGGGTACATAAAGTATTCCTTGATACAAATCCTGCCACGCAGTCGGTCACTACCAACGAAACCGTTGAGTGTATCGCTGTGAAAAATTGTTCAGGTAGCGCTCTGCTGCCTAAGACCCTTGTCAAGTTTAAGGAAGCGGCAACGCTTACTCAAGTTGACGCAGCAGCCAACAACACGCATATCCGTGTTGGGGTTGTTGATGAGTATCTTCCTGCTACGGGGGTACCAAACAATGAGGTGTTCTGGGTTGTTGTACGGGGTCCAACAACTATCCTCAAAACGTCAGGTTCTGGGGAAGCAATCACCGCTGGTGAGTTTGTTTCCGTTGCGACTTCCAGCGATGCTGGTAAATGTCTCGACGGAACGGGAGCAAAGGTAGGCATCGCCATTGAGGCTGCCGGAGATAATGCTACCGAACTCCGAGTACTTGCGAAAACTTCTGCTGTCTGAGCATGACTCGATAGCAGATGGGGGGGCTAAGCGGCGCTGGGGTACCACGACCTCAGCGCCGCTTGCTGTATGTATAGGGATAAATTGAGCTTGCCCACCATTGGTACAGTCGTATAATGTACACCAATTCCCCCCTAACTAGAGAAAGAGGTCTACGTGATGGATAATCAGCCAACTGATGACAGGCCACTTACTGACGAAGAAGTTCGCGAACGACTGAAAAGATTTGCTCGTTCACTACGAAGCGCAGGATTGGTAGGCGACACTGCCGCTAATGTTGGAGAGGCTCGTGAAGCCAACATTAACCAAGACCCTAATGATGGACTTCCTCCCATGATGAACTCGGTTCCTCAAGTTGACCGTTAATGACACATGGATCACAAGACATGTATGGACTGCGGGATGGATTTACCTGCAGACAGCGAACACTTCAAGGCCGATAAAGATGGAGCTTTAGGTCCTCGCTGCCTACCGTGCCATAGAGCAAAGCGTCAGGAGTATAAGAAGAACGAAAAGCAGAAGACGATGAACGACGTGGAGCACGAAGCAATGACTTCGTTTCTGCGTCAGACATCTTCTGGTGGAGAGAACATACCTCATTCAAGTGAAGTGCTTGAACGAGTGATGTTATATCTCGGTGGTGTTAATGGGTTTGCTGGTTGCCTTGTCAAGCAGATGTTTGACTCCCCCCCAGGCAGTGCCACGCGAACCAAGATGCTAGAGGCCGTACTGCGGCTAATAGTGAAGAACACAGAGATGGGTGGTGCGAAAAAACCACTTGAACAGTGGAGCGATGCCGAACTTGAAGACGAGTTAGACAATCGCCTTAAACGAATTGCCGCGCAGTTTGGGGGAGTAATAGTAAATGGCTCGCTCGCCGAAGAAGGAGCATCAGCCGACACCAATTCCTTCCTTGGAATCAATGGGGGAATTTCAGGCAGCTCAACTGAAGGAGATACAGGCGGAACTGTCGAACAGGAGCATAGAAGCCCTGAAGCTGTACCGTCCAACAAAAGATCAAGAAAAGATTCACGAAAGCAAAGCAAGTGAAATCTTAGTTATCGGTGGTAATAGATCCGGTAAGTCACTGTCTACATTCGTAGAAGATGCCCGTGCTGTTACAGGCATGGACCCTTTCAAGAAGTACCCTGAGAAAGACGGGAACCTTGTTATTATTGGGAGGGACTGGAAGCACATAGGTATGGTCGTGTACCCTATGCTGTTTCGAGCCGGTGCATTTAAGATCATAAAGGACAAGAAGACTGACGAATGGAGGGCATACAATCCCATAAAAGATGCCAAACGCAAGGATGAAGCTCGTCCAGCCCCACCCTTAATACCTCCACGTATGGTCGAAAAGACTTCTTGGCTTCTTAAAAGTGCGAGCTACATACAGTCAACAACCCTGACAAATGGTTGGACTATCTACTTCTTTAGTTCAGAAGGCGAGCCTCCTCAAGGTTTCCAAGCCGACCGCGTTCATATCGACGAAGATATCGCGAATGAGAGCTGGGTTCCTGAGATGCAAGCAAGGCTTTCTGACCGCAAGGGATGTCTGTGCTGGAGTGCTATGCCGCACTCTCGAAACGACGCCTTGTTGGGACTGTCTGAGCGAGCTGACGCCGACGAGAACAAAGACAATCCAGATATAGCTAAGTTCGTCCTGAGGTTCTTGGATAACCCTCACATTGACGAAGACGAGAAAAGAAAGAACGTAGAGCGATGGTCTGCTTTGGGCAGAGATGTTCTTCGCATGAGAGCTGAAGGCGAGTTTATATCTGACTCAATACTCGTTTACCCTACATTCTCAATGGATGTTCATGGGTATGACCGAGCAGACCTTCCGCAGAATGTAGTACCTCCTGACTGGGCTCGGTATGTTGCTATTGACCCAGGACACGCTGTAACTGCTGCTATATTCTGTGCGATACCACCAGATGAATCCATAATGCTGATATACGACCAGCTGTACATCAGGCAGTGCAACGCTCAGATATTTGGTGAACAATTCGAGAAGAAGTGTCGTGACCAATACTTTCAGTCGTTTATTATCGACATGCACGGTGGGCGACTGCGAGACATTGGCTCAGGACGTCTTCCGGTTGAGCAGTACACGGAGCAGCTTCGCGACAGGAACTGCAAGAGTGCCGTAACGGGCCATAGTTTTATGGCTGGTTGTGATGACATAGCAGCACGACTAGAGGCTACTCAGAACTACATTTACATAAACCCTACCACAGGGCAGCCTAAACTGCGTGTCTTACGCGGAGCTGTTCCCGATTTGGAGAGGGAAATCAAGAAATACAAGAAGAAGGTGAATAACTTGGCCGGTAACTACATAGTTACTGATCAGCCTAACACCAGAGGGGAAGTTCACGCCTGTCAATGCGTCGAATACCTTTGTGCGTACAGACCTCGGTATGTCCAACCTATGCTCGCGCAGGAAGAGGAACCGTGGTATGTTGAATGGGCTCTCAGGCGAAAGAAGAAAAAGCAGGGGGGCGATGGATTCGTATTTCTTGGACCACGATCAGGAGGAACAGAATGAAGGCAAATCAAGAAGTTCGCTTAGGCGATTGCGTTTACTGGTATTTAGACCCCCTAAATCCTGGCGATCCACAGCTAGGCTGGGTGTGCCGAAGACCGGGGCAAAGCACGGTTTCTATCCTTGTTTTTGCTCCAGATGTTGGATGGGTCGAAAAACCCAGTGTTCGTCACATAAATGATACAGGGCTACTTGAAAATCCAGCTTGGCAGGAATGGGGATGCTGGGACTTCGCCGATTGGATGAAGGACCTGAAGAAAGCCAACACTGTCAAGAATATCGTACAGAGTGAGCGCAGCAAGGTAAAAGCGAATGTCTAATGAACAACCGGAAGATGTACTGAAGTCTATTGCTAGAGGTTGGTTGAAGAAGATTGAGTTAGCTAAAAAACACAAGCGGCCTTTCACAGAGGACGCTCGTGAAGCTATGGACTTCTTTGATGGTCCTCAGAACTGGTTCTGGAAAGAACAGTATTCAAAGAGTGAGTATGGGTACAACAGATCCATCGCTCCCCCCGGTTTCCGCATGCAGGTAAACCGAGTCTTTGAAGCGGTTAAGCTATTTGCTTCAGTTATCTATCATCGCAATCCGGTTCGGTCAGTTAGTCCCAACAAGTATCCCACGCTAACGCCAGAGTCTATTGGGCTGAATCCTGAAGACCCTATGGCTATGCAACAATTTGAGATGGCTACTCAGCAAAGCGACATGCTTAAAAGTAATCGCTCAACAGTTGCACAGCTCATGGCAAGATTGCTGAACTACACTCCCAATGAGCTTGACTTAAAAAGCCATTCTAGGCGAGTTGTAGATGAAGCAATTATCAAGGGTATGGGTGTTTGGTGGACAGAAATGGTTACGTTTAGTAACGGTCGCCGCATGGTCGGTTCGTTTGCTGATTCAGTAGACAACCTGATACTAGACCCAGACGCAACGGAGATTGAAGACATCTTGTGGTGCGCGAGGCGTTGTGTTCACCCTATTGACGTCGTGGCTGAAAAGTACGGCGTTGATAGGGAGAAGCTCAAAGGAAACCTTCAGGGAAGGAATGCAACTCGCTCTGGCGACGGTTCAGGAATGCTGGAAGACGACAGCTCCCTTGATTACAAGCAAGTTGGCAAAACAAACGAGCTTGTCACTTATTATAAAATTTGGTCAAAGACCGGAATAGGTGATCGCCTGAAAGACATGCCTAAGGAGGTAAGAGGCATCTTTGATGGTGTTGGCGAAAACTGTTATGTGGTAGTAGCACAAGGATTGGACGAGCCACTAAACATACAACCTAATCTCCTGCAGGAGCCTGTTGATCCAGAAACAGGATTGCCTCCGAACTTATTCAGGTCAGTTCAGTGGCCTATCCCTTTCTGGGCAGAGAACAACGGATGGCCGTTCACTGGTTTGGCGTTTCACAGGAAGCCTGGGTACGTTTGGCCCATCTCGCACATTAAGCCAGGGATACCTGAGCTCAGGTTTCTTTGCTGGGCGTTTTCGTTCTTGGCTCAACGTGTTGCTACAAGCTGCGAGACTCTCATTGGTGTAAGTAAGTCAGCTGATCAGGATATTAAGGATCAGATACTTAGTCAGTCAGAAGCTGGATTTAAGATTGTTGAAGTATCAGAAATGATGGGACGGTCTGTAAACGACCTTATCTCAGTGTTTCAATTACCAGACGTTACTGGGGAAATCTGGGGCGTCATTTCAGCAGTCACTGACATGCTGGACAAAAGACTTGGAATGACTGAGCTGATCTATGGTTTAACGTCTAGTCAGATGAGATCAGCAACAGAAGCTTCAGTTAAGTCTGAGCAAATCAGTGTTCGTCCAGACGACATGGCCGAGCAGCTAGAGAACTCCATGAGTCAGCTTGCTCGAAAGGAAGCTATTGCTTCCCGTTGGCTTTTAGAGCCAGAAGACGTCGCGTCTATCTTGGGTCCTATTGGTGTTTACGCTTGGCAGCAATACATCATGCCACTTGATCCTTCAGAGGTTTCTCACGAATACGACTACAGGATTGAGAGTGGAAGTGCTCGCAAGCCTAATAAGGCTACTCGTGTCGAGCAGATGAACACTGCATTGCAAACCCTTGGTCCGGTTTTACAGCAACTAATACCAATGGGCAATGTACAGCCGTTCAACGCCTTGGTTATGGATTGGGCGGATTCTATGGACCTTGATGCCACGCCATACCTGATTCCAGAAATGGCTCCGCCGCAACCAGAACTTCCTCTTCCCGAAGGTGGGCAGCCATTGCCGTCGCCGGAAGAAGCCCAGTCTGTAGTGGATGCGGGTGCTGCACCCGAAGCACCGGCTGAAGAGCCTCCGCCACAAATACCTCAGGAGCTGCAAGTATGACTGCCGCATTCGACAAACACTACCCGTTAGAGATAGCACGACAGGGACACCACGTAAGAGCCGCATACGACAGAATGATTGCAGACGGGCAAACCGAGCAATGGGCCGTCATGTGTGCATTACAGCAGCCTCCGGGCACAAAAGGCTCGGACAGGGCCTTTATGGAGGGGCGAAATAATATGGAGTGGATGAATAATATGCCCCCACATCAAGCAGCACGAATGGTCCGGGAAGCCGCTGCATCGGGCATAAATACTTCAGGCAAGTTTTATATGGGGGGCATTGCTGACAAACGCGGACACCGCGATCCAGAAGCATGGGTTGGTTCAGTAGATGATGTGAAACATGTCGCAAAACGTCGAAATCTTGAAGTTCACGGAAGCGTGGAATACACCCCACCTCAAAAAGATACCCGAAAGAAGAAGGTCGATATTGCACCAGACATTCTTGCCGAACAGGTTAAAGCTGAACGCAAGAAGAATCCCGATCTATCAATGGGTGATGCCACGGAAAAAGTTAAAGACAAGATCGTTCCTCGCTGGAAGAGAAAGAAGAAATAATGCCAAATAAGATTGAAAGACTTAGTAGCGTCACCTCGTCATTGTCAATTACTGCAAGCGCCTCAACAACACCCGTCATTCCGTTTGGTGCTGCGGCTGGAGGGACTGTATTCGTCGATTCGGTCAGTGGGGCAAGCTCAATATCTTGGGTCGTGATGCACGATACGGAAGGAACGAACTACGCTACGAGCGAAACTACCAGCGTGTCTGCGTCAAATGCGTACGCAATTCCAGACGCTCTTTATGCTGCACCGTTCCTCAAGGCTGTATGCAATAGCGGTACGGCAGTCATTACGGTTAGCGTTAAAGGTTAATTCGCATGGCAATGGACCACAAAAAGATGCGACCAGCTGCTTCTGGTGGCGGAGGCGGAGGAGGACCGACTGCACCGTCTGTACCTCAAAGTCTTTCTGCGACTAGAGGAAATGCTCAGGTTGCGTTGTCGTGGTCAGCGCCGTCCAGTGACGGTGGTGCAACAATAACAGGGTATAAAGTTTATCAGAGCACTGATGACGCTAGCTTTACCGAAGTAGCTACTCCATCTGGAACATCGCAAACAATCACTAGCCTTTCAAACGGAACGCCTTACTACTTCAAAGTTGCAGCTGTAAACTCGGTTGGACCTGGTACGCAGACTGCTTCCGTAACTGCCACTCCTGCAACAGCTCCTGCTGCACCTACGAGCGTTGCTGGAACAAACGGAGACACGCAGTCTGTCATCACTTGGACGGCACCGACTAACACTGGCGGCTCTGCAATTACCGGCTACAAGATAAAGTGCGGCACAACAAGTGGCTATCCGGGAAGTGCTACTGTTCATCACCAAACAAACACAAGCACGACGTACACCAAAACAGGCCTGACCAACGGAACAGAATACACCATTCAGGTTGCAGCAGTGAATGATGTTGATGACGGCACATACAGCAGTACGACGACAGCAACACCAGCAGCACCTAGCACTGGAATTACTCCAAACACGGACGGAAGTGCTCGGTTCTACCTTCCTGCATCAGTAACAGTGTTCAAAATATCTGCAAACACAAGCACCGGATACTACAAGATATCGTCCCCTGGAAAGTCGGATGTGATTGGTCAAGAGTACACAGCTACAGCACCAACGTACTACGCGGGTTTGAATAACGGAACTCAAGCTACTGCCAATATTCAAATGACTGGATTGTCGTCGTCTGCGGTTAAGACAGTAACTCTATCCTCTTGCAATTCCGGAGGAACTGTTACTGGGAATATTCTGGGCATAGATATCGGTTCAGATTCCACCAACAACATAACCGCCGTTGATGTTTCTGGCTGCACCTCATTAGCGACTTTTCATGCTGGTGCAACTGGCGGATCTTCAGTCCAAAACGCTCGGTTTGCTGGTGGCGGACCTGCAGGTACTAGGGCTATGGTTAGCAGCATAGAAGAAGTTCGTGCAGTTAATTGCGACTTTAGTGGAGCCAATGGATATACATCTCCTTACACTCCAGCGACTATTTACGCTGCGGCTGGAGGATGGGATTTGTTCGGCCATGACATGGACGCTACTGCCTTAAATCAGATGTACACGGACTTAAGTGGCGGAACTGGTGGAGGTGGGATTTTTGTCGGCGGAAACCCTGGTACTGGAAGTGACAATCCAAGCATCGCATCAAACTACAATATTCACGGGTCATGATGAACTATTTTATTTGCGGTAATAGGCTGTTGGCTTTCAATGCAAAGTGCGCAACGTCGTCTTTTAGTTGGGCGATTTTGCGTCAATATCACCCTGAGGTTGTTGAGCAGCTAAAGAAAGATCAATGGGCGAACGGGCAGAGCGTTGAAAATCAAATGCTTCACCGTTGGGTACCAAAGCGTTTTAGTTCGAGAGGATTTATGGTTGCCCAAATTGTTCGTGAGCCTGTGGAAAGATTCCGAAGTGCTTATGGATTCATGGGCTTAGGAAAACGAATCGGCTCTGTGGATGCTGTGCTTGACGACCTAATTAATGAAACCCACGCTTTAGACTCAATACGTGGCACTATCGCCTCTAATATTCACTTTCGTCCACAAAACAGGTTTGATGGAGACATAACATTTTTCAGAATGGACCAGCTCCAAGATTGCGCAGATTTTCTTGGAATAGAAGTTCCCTTAACTCGAATCAATCAGACAAAAGTAGAGAAGCCGATTTTGACGCTTGCTCAAGAAAAAACAATACGCGATTACTATGCAGAAGATGTTGACCTGTGGGACTCGCTGCAAGAGAGCAATAAGAAGGAGATGGCATGGCTGTAGTACCTAAAAATTACCCCGGTGCAGGAAGGGCTCCGTCTGCCTCAAGCCTTGTGGAGGGCGAGCTTGCTCTAAATACTGGCGACGGCTGTCTTTACACTAAGCTTCGGGACGGTCGTGTTGTTAAGATTGTTGCCCGAAGTTACTCAGGCGACGAACAAACAGGTGGGACAACCGTCTCGTCCGATATAAGTTTTATAGATGTATTAGACGTCACTTCTTACGCTGGATCAGCAATGGCTACTGTTCCTGGCACTCTTATACTAGATGCCGGTAACGGAAAGGTTGAGCTTCAAGGTGGGTCAGGAAACAGTGCTGAGCTTACTTTTAATTGCAGTGCAAACTCGCACGGCGTAACAATTAAAAGCCCCCCTCATTCTGACAACGCGACCTACTCTTTGATTCTTCCAACGACAGCTGGAACAGCAGGGCAAGTGCTGACAACAAACGGCTCAGCAGGTGTTCTCAGCTGGTCAACAATGTCATCTAGTGGAACAAATCACGGATCAAATCACCATACGGGTGGCGCTGATGAATTAACACCGGCGAATATAGGTGCGGCGGCAGCGAGCCACTCATCAAATCATCACACGGGCGGCAGTGATGCTTTGACCCCAGCAAACATCGGTGCAGCGGCAGTCAGTCACTCATCGAGTCATCACACGGGGGGCAGTGACGCTTTGACCCCAGCAAACATCGGTGCAGCTGCAGCGAGCCACGCTTCAAATCACCACACAGGCGGAAGTGACGCACTGACACCTGCAAGCATTGGTGCCCCTGCAAGCACAACAATTACGCATATCGTAAAGCTGACACAGGCTCAGTATAACGCGCTGAGTTCAACACCAGCAACAACCCTGTACATAATCACATAGGGACTAACGGAGTAACAGAATGACACTGGTACGAGTACAACTACGCAACGACACGGCAGATAACTGGCAAACTCTAAATCCACTTCTTCGTGCCGGTGAGTTGGGATGTGAAACAGATACAGGGAAGGCCAAGATAGGCGACGGAAGTCGCAACTATAACTCGCTTCCGTACGTCGGTGGTTCTTTTAGCTCTGCCTCACCAAGTACGATTGGCACTTCTAGCGTTGGTACGTCAACCACAGTTGCAAGGTCAGACCACAACCATGCACTGCCTGACGCAGTTTCGGTGACTCAAGTTACTGCTAGTGGCGCAACTATTAACGGGAACCTCACAGTCACCGGGAATCTTTTAGGCAACGCAGTACACCTTCACGATATCGCTGACGTTACCGGACTGTCAACTGCCCTAAGCGGCAAGGCTGACACGAGTCACAATCACACAATCGGAAGCCTTACAGACACTCCCACAACACCTACAGACTCCACAGAGAGGTATCTGCACTGGAACGGAAATGCTCTTGTGTGGACTAGCACGTCATCTCTTGGTGGTTCTGGTCAAACCAGCATTTCCAATGAAGCTATTGATGACAGGGTTGCAGCTCTGCTTCAAGGTGGGTCGGGTATTGATGTCGTTTATGATGACGCCGCAAACACGCTTACCGTGTCGACCGACATAGAACAGTACATACCAGAGCCGACAGTTCCAGAAACACCAGAGCCTAACCTTCCTCCGGCCCCACCTGTTTCGCCGATGGAGCTAACGACCGATCTTCCGCCAAGTTTAACAGTCGGCGGAGAAGGGTTTGCTGTAACAGTAACTGTTAGCGGAGGAACTTCCCCTACTTTTCAGTGGCAGAAACTTAACCTAACTTCGACGATATATGAAGACCTTGCGGCTACATCCAATATAACTGGCGTTACAACAGGCACCCTGTCTTATGCCGCAACAGATGAAGTCGATAATAATACACTACTGCGGTGTGTTATTACAGACGGCGACAATCAGATCATATCAGGCACAATGGGAGTAGTTTGGGTCAGTAGAACTGCTCCCGTGCCACCACTAGCTGTGATATTCGCTGCTGACAGTCTCAGTACTCCGAATGAAATAGAAGTAGTCGAAGACTCTAATGGAAACTATGACGTAAGTTCCGCTCTTTCTGTTACTGCATCTGGTGGCGCAGAAAGCTACGTTTATCAGTGGCAAGCTGCTAATGTCAGTGGTTCTGTGGTGTCAGGCTTTGGCAGAGGAACTCTCTGGCAAAACATCCCTGGGGCTACTTCGACGTCTCTGGCAAACATAAGTGCTTCAAATGTTATTTGGCTGCAACATGCAGCCGACAACCCATCGCTTGAAGATCAGATAATTTTTGTCCGTTGCAGGGTAACTTCAGTAACAGACGCCTTTAACCAATCCGGCCCTCAGGTCGTAACTAATGAATGTCGTGTTGTCATAAAGGCACCTATTGCAGCTGTCACTGTTCAGCCAACAGACCAGGCTATGTCTAATACTGGCACGGCGTCTTTCACTTGCACTTATCAGGGTCGAGCCATAGCTGACTGGGAAGTGCAGACGAATGATGGCATTGTTAGAGATGTTGCTGAATCAAACATGGAGTCTGTAATCTCCAACGGAGGCAATCCAGAGACATTTACAGCCACACTTGCATTAGCAGACTTGAAAACAAACAACATCGGGAATCGGTTCCGCTTAAGGTTTACGTCTCCGGACGGAAGTCAAAATGCGTTTAGTAACTGGGCGAACCTTACGGGAACCCCTGTTGCCATTACGCAAGAACCACCGACTACATTAAATGTCATCTACGGAAACGCTGCGAATGTTTCATTTGCCTTCACTCCAGCCGGTGGAGCCACTATTTCCTGGGAAGAGCGTGACGATGCGTACGACACCACAGTCACAACGATATCAGGACAAACAACCACCACGCTATCGCTGTCGAGCGTTACAGCCAATAAAGAGGTGCGAGCTAGGGTCACAACTGCTGCTGGAGTGTCAATAACAACATGGTGTCTGATTGGGGTATCTGTTCCTTCTTCAAATACGGGAGACCCTCAATTCACGCAAAACCTTGTTGGTGGAGCAGTGTACGAAAACGGATCGTATACAGATGAGTGTACATCCAATCTCTTGGCCGGTTCTGCCGCAATAGATCATTACGCAGTCTTGTTGGTGGCATACGCTGACGGAAGAAAGCAAGTTAGGCCGCTAGCAAATGGAGTTTCCACAGAGTTTGGCCCCTTGAAGTTTTTTCCAGCCAACAGCGGGTATCAGAAATATCGAGTTAATACCACTCTTGATGGGGACTGTGATGTAAGCATTATGACAACAACCACTCCGCATGCGTACAGCGGAACAAGTGGTGCTGTACAGGCTACTCCTTGGGCAAGGATTGGTAATAGTGGCTCGCGCTACTTTTCTCAGGACGCACTGAGACCAACCATAAACTTTCCTCAAAGTGCTAAAACGCATGCCAATGCAGTCTTCAATGGAAGTCTAAGCTACCCATTCCCGTTATACGGCTTTGCTGAGAGTCAAAGGGTTACAATAAACATACAGAAGCAAGAGCCTTTTTACGGCCCGATTGAGCACGCATTTTGGTCTCCTCCGCAATCCTACTCGTTTCGTGGTGCTGCAAACACGAGCAATGTAGTTGTTGCGTGTCCTCACATCCACCCAGACTCGACGTACTTAAGGAGTACTGACCAAGGAAGGACTTGGGATTCGTATTTCATGCCCTACTCTTGCCAAGCTTACGACGTTGTTTTTTGGAACAGCAAGTTTTATATGCTTACTTGCGACCCAACTAACAAGATTACCGCGCTTGTCAGCTCCAACGGACTAAGCTGGACTCCTACAAACTGGACGTTTTTTGCGAGACAAAACCTGACCGGCACTCAAGGGTACAATGATAATTACGAAACGATGTTTACGCCAGACACGTATGACCCCACAATGCCTACTAAGAAGGCTGAAGACTTTCGCATGTCTGTCGTGAATGGGGCTCTTTACGTCACTGGATTTCATTGGACATCAGGTTACGCCAATTTTGGGCATTATGGCGCTACTTACCCAAAAGTTGTTAGCGTTGTCTGGCGATTAGTCAGTGGTGGAACGTGGAGCAGAAAAGAACTTCCTGCACCCACTGGAGTAGTCACTGGACCGTCAAACTATCTAGTTGCCGGTGATTGTTACAGCACTAACGGCGGCTCTACTTGGTCGCGGTTTCCTGGTGGATACAGCTATCCTCAGTATTGGAATGGAAGGTCGGGCAACAATGCAAGATTCACAGGACATCTGAGTAATGGCAATAGCGGAATTGCCGCGGCCTCAACATATTTTGGCTATAGGCCGTCTCACGGTCAAAACTGGCAGATGAGACGAGTATCCCCAGCTCCGTCAGCTACCTACTTTATTTCTCAAAACCGTCCCGACGACCGCAATCACTACCACTACACTCCAACTGCTGCAAACCCAGGATCAAGGATTGCCTCCTTAGATTCATATGTCTCTGCGTCTGGTGGGCAGCAAGGATGGAGGTCTTTCATTGGCCCACCTATTGGCAATTACTTGTATGCCATGACAGGCGACTTAAAGCTGGTAAGAATTGATGCTCGTTATCCAACAAGTCCTTCTGGACCAGAAACTGTGGTTGAGTTTACCGACGTAGCTAACGAGGTAGTTGACACGAAGGCTTTTGACTTTGGTCAAACATCGTCTTCTATCTATCGCGGTGGCTACCAGTACGGAACAAAAGATCAACTTGACGACCAATACTTAAACGGAACGTATTCTCCTAACAGCGGACCTTTGATCTTCTGTAAAGATAGGGTGTTGGCGATGTTCCGTACATACACCGGAAGACCAGCTAGTACCGGACGTCCAGGTTGGGGAACAGCAGCCGCTGGTTTCATACGAAGATAACAGGAATTAGTTTTTATGTATTACTGCGCCCAAGACATAATTGAGTATTTAATGTCTTCTGTCGGAGGTGGTGCTCACGACAACGAGCATCGACTGCTTCGTCAAGCTGCACATCACGGCTACAGGGATGTTGTGTACGCAAGGGCGTGGAGGTGGCACGAAGACTCTGCTGTACTAGGAACTCCATTAACTGGAACTAACAACAAGGCTTTCTTGCTGCCGTCTGGTGTTCGTGAGATTGACGCTCTTGTAACTCCTGATAGGACTACAGGTACAGCTTATGTCACAAACCAAGAGTACATACGATTAGAAGAATACCCTTCAAGTTACGGAGATGTGGTTTTCTATACCGTGATGTCATCACCAAGCTACCCTGGCCGTTGGCAGTTAAACATAGCCGGTAATCCAGCAAGCGTCGATGTCAACCGGCAATACTTCGTTACCTTTAGAAGAAAGCCTTCGCCTCTGAAACACATGGGGTACGAGAAGGCATCTCGGGACGGATCTCTTACTGCATCCAATGCTGCTGGTGCTGTAAAGAGATACGGAACGCTAGACCGTTTTCCCGAAGGGCCTTCCGGCGCATATCCGTTTACAGCAGAAGAAGTACTGGGTACTGCAAATAGCTTAATAGGAACACCACCTGCTAACGCAAAGACCGCAGTCTCTGATAAGCTCGATATAGCAGAACACATGTTCTCTGCAGTTTTATCTGGAGCTGAAGTGTGGCTTGCTCGTCTGCAAGGCAAAAATGTAGAAGGTGCCATGACTGTACACATGAGAGACATGAAACTTGCAATGGAAGCAGATACTGTAAATCCTGCTGCCGGTAGAAGACTTAATGTCAACCGTCAGCCTGAAGGCATACAGATTCCGTACTCTGGGCAAACAAGTACGGCGCGTGACCTTGGATACTATTCACCATCACAATCCGACACTGGAACATGAGAGCAGAGAATTGGCCTGGACTGTTTAGTAACGCATCACCGTTCGCACTTCCTCCGGGTGCCGCAACGGAGCAGGTTAATTTGTGTTCTGACGTGATGGGTCAAATCTACTCTCGTGGTGGCATGGCTCCTGTAACGTATGCAACAGCCGCCGGAGAAGTTTTAGATACACACTCCTACGTCGAAGACAATAAAGAGTACATCATAGCACTTACTGCTAACGGTTTAGAAATACTTGAGTCACCAGCAATACAGGAGAGAAATGAAAACGCCCTCGATCCTGCGCTCAGTGCTTCAGCAGGTCAAACGCAAACTTCGTATCTCTACAAATACGACAGCGCAATCGAATCTTCGCTGCAAACGACGACGCCGGTTGTAACGACAGCTGAGTCTCTTATTTATGGCGGACTAGCATCAACGGCAGATTCCGCTTACCTGCATTACATAGACGCTAATACACAATGTAGCGGCAGTAATAGAATTTCTGAGTTCACTTCAGGTAATGCAGGGACTACTTCGTACCCAGAAGGTGCGTTCGAGGAATCGCAGCTTTGCGACAATTAGTAAGGTGATGTCATGGCAGAGGCAAGAACGGGCTCAACTTTACCGGCTGACTACAAAGTTGGTGATGCAGATGTAAATAAAATTTACTCTGGCGATACGTTAATTTGGGAGAGGTCTAGTAGCGGCACTGGCAATGAGCCAACGAATTTTAGTGTCTCACCTCCAATAAGCTCTCCTGCTACCATGTCTATAACTGAAAGGACTAATGCTAGCGCATGTGTCGATCAGCTCTTAATCGACTTACCTAGTCACTCAACGTACACAAGCGCAACTTATGCTTTGTCAGTCACTGGGACGGGTAGTCATGACGACACTTATGGTGCGACTTACACTGCAACGCTCACTGACACTGGTGGATTGGCAGACCTTGGCGGTAATACGAATAACTGGAGTATTACGCATAGTCACACGTCCGGGAACAGAACAGCCGGAACATGGTCTATGAGATTTAATCCTGTCGAAGCAGCATCAGCAACTACTAATACTGGTTACGGGACGTTTAACTGGATGAACAATGTCGTTAGTGACGGAAGGTTCTCTAATGGCAGCTTAACTATAAATATTTTCGGTGCTGGAGATTTGAATACAGATTTTACTTGGAATGCGCCTTCAAGTCCAACCGGTACTATTACTGGCTACCAAATACAATACAAGAAACTAACAGCTATCACTTTTGACTGGCAGGACTACCTCGGGGCGTCAAGTGTGTCTGGCTCAAGCTACACATTAAGCGACTCTGCAAGTGAGTACGAACACGAGCATCAATATAAATTTAGGATTCGATCCCTGTTATCTGGTAGCAATAGCGACTGGGTTGAAGACCCAGCTACGTACACCATGCAACTAGCGACTCATAATGCGACGAAGACAGGTATAGCGCACGCTTACTGCGATGATTAATACACAGGACTTTACCGGAGTGATGGATGCCACTTACCACGAGATTTAATCAAACGAAGCCTCTATGCACAGCTCAAGGTCGTTACGGCGAGATGATTGTTGTGCAAGGAGACGGAGTTAGACCATTAAGAATATCCAGCCCTACTGTCGCTGTAGATGCCGGTATGGATAAACCTGCGTCAGCACCATCATGCGTATTAGACCCGACTGACAACTATTATGTTGCTCGCTGCGATGTGGTTAAGCCGGGAGCCGTGTACAGCTCGCCTCCAGAAGTGACTTTTACACCTTCTCCTAGTGCAACACTGGGTAGCGCCACAAAAGCAAAGTCTTACTTAAGCCAATCAACTGTTTCTGAAGTTCTCGTAGAGTCCGGAGGAAAATATTATCCATCACCGCCTCTAGTGCAGCTAAGTGCTACGCATGGATCTGGTGGCGTAATAGAGGCTGATACAGGCGCAAGTGACTCCACAGGCGTCAACGAATGGATTGTAGCAGCGACTAATGAAAACGATCCTTCACAAGACAGATTAGATAAAACAAGATATCCGATTCCGCCAATGAAAATAGGTTTGGAGATAACAGGCAACGGCACCTTCTCTAAGAATATACTTGACTGTATTAACATTGCGTATCCCAAAAGAGGATCAAACAACTACTTCACAAAACGAGTGTTTGCAACAGACTCTACGGACTTTAGCGCACCTACCCAGCCAGGATGTGGATCGCAAGCACAGCTAAACTCCTTTCTTGCAGCAGGGTGGACTGACCAAGTTAAATACAGGGTCAGTGGTTTTACGCCCGGAGCTTCCAAAATAGTCCTTCTTGTTTTTGGAGTAGATTATTTAAGGCGTGGGGGCTGTGCTGACCTGCATAGCTTCGGTGGTATTGGTGCTTTTCAGTCTGCATACGGAAGCTCGCAGATTGGTGCAATAACTGCCAGAGAAGTTGGTTCTGGTCACGCGCAAGATGAAATTATTACAGTTGAAATACTTCCAAGCTGGAAAATAGGTCAACCTCTTATCATAGAAGGATTTCCTGTTGGGCATCCAGAGAACACTAAAACAAAAGGCCAGTCGATACGGAAAATGACGATTACTAACAAGGGGTCTGGGTATGTAGTAACACCTCAATTAGAAATCGTTAGCCAAACAGGTTTTGGCGGATACGCAACATGCACCATAAATAGCAATGGAGAATTAGACACAGTTACGCTAGAGAACAAGGGCGGCAACTATAAGACAGATCCTGAAGTGCGAATCTTATCTGGAGGCGCAGAAGCTTTTGCAGTTGCTCGACCTCACTTGCGAGGAAAGTACCAGTGCTATTACAGGCATATTGATGACACACCGAAAGATAAGGGTGGGCCATTCCCTTCTGTCCTGTCGGATGTCACTGAAGTAGATGCAGGTGAAGCATCGACAAGTATTGCTTGGACAGTACCCGCACCTTCAGGAAGAGCCAAGAAGATGGAGCTTTGGAGATCAACTAGCAATCAAGCTCTTACTCTTTACAAGGTAGCGACTATAGATGCGCAAGAAGCAGTTTCTATAGCTAGTATAACTGTTACTGACGGAGGCCTGAATTACACTTCCACGCCTACCGTGACCATAACAGGAGGCAGTCCTTCTAGTAACGCAACTGCGACAGCAACGGTTGCAGGTGGAGTCGTGACGTCAATCACTATTACGGATGCTGGTTCTGGTTATGTATCTGCTCCAACAGTAACAATTACAGGCGGAGGCGCTATTGCAGATGCGACAGCAACAGCAACCCTGACAACAGGACTGGCATCAACTGCCACGTTCTTAGACGACCTGACGGATATGGAGCTTAGAGATCCTGACAGAGCTGAATATGCAGCAATGCCAATCATATTGCCTAACGGCGAACTAAACGCTCAACGATTCGTTCCTCCGCCAAGCGACAAAAAGGCTGTTGTGAAATTTCAAGACAGATATTGGTATGGAGTTGGTGGCAGTAATCCGGACTCCATCTTATTCTCTGAGTTAGATGAGCCAGAGTCCGTTCCAGTAGAGAACGAAGTGATTATTCAAGAGAACGCGACGAGCACAGATTCCCTGAAGGCAATGATTCCCTTAGGTGGCATGCTGATGCTGATGCAATCACGTCATGCCTACGGTCTTACGTTTTCTAAGCAGCCGTTACTTGACGCTCAAGTGTCACAAATTGCATACAGGGGGTGCTTGAATCAAAGATGTTTTGATGTCCACGGCGGATTTGCTTATGTCATGGATCAGTACGGCGTGTATCAGATTGGTCCATCGGGTGCTACAAAGAACTTGTCGGATGCCATTGACGACCTGTTCAGAAAGGAACTGGACCTTGGCAGAACAGACTGGAACTTTGTTCGCATTGACCCAAAGACAAAAACTCTTCGAGCGTTTGCGGTATTTACAAGCGATGGCCTTTCCGTGTTTCCAACTCGTGCGTTGTGCATGAACTTAGACACGAATGCTTGGTGGATTGAGATGTACCCTCAAAGGATTTCTAGCAGTACATTGACTACATTTAGCAATGGAATGCACGGCGCTTTGTATGGTGGGCAAGGAGGGACATACGCACTTAATAACGGACCAACTGATGCAGCAAGAGGGAGTATCAGTACAGTCACGTTGACAAACTCTGGTACGGGATACACAAAGCCTCCAAAGGTGACTGTGCAAGGCGGCTTGTCAGGCAAGGTTCAGGCAACAATCTCAAACGACGGAACGCTGTCTGGTCTGTGGATTTTGAACCCCGGTCACGGCTACACCAGCGGTACCCTTTCTATTGAAGCACCGAATCGTTCCGGTGGCGTGCAAGCAACTGGGACCTTTACAGCAACATCTTTGACCCAAGACACAGCACTGGCTCCAACCTTCCGCTATCGAAGTGGTTTTTACGAATTACCTAACGACAGCAACGCAAAGGACGGTGGAACTGACCAAAGCAGAAGCATCGCGTTGTCTTATGAACCTCAGGAATCTACGAACGAGGTCAGCGTAAGGACTTATTACAACGGCTCGCAAGTACCTCGACCAAACTTAGTTTCTAGGGATAGGGGCGATGGCTTTCGGCATAGTGTCGTAGACCCAGCAGCTAGGCTTAACCTTGGTCAAGAGGAAGACTACTCTCCAGACACCGGGGTTGCTGTTGCTAAATACAGCGGCAAGAGCATGGACGACATGAAAAGCTCAGACCGGCATGTTGCAGTCGGATTAAACGGAGCCCGAGGGAATGGCGAAGAAGTTGTGTTTTACAAGTTGGACGTTTACGGAGTCGGTGAGTAATGTCTTTCCAAAGTCAACACGGTTCTATAGCTGCCGAGCTTCGCAAGCTTGGAGTGTCTGTTGATACAGCCACAAGACTAGCTACGATACTGGGCAATCCAAATCAAGAGACTCGATCTGGGCCGCAAGTCCAAGACCTAACACCTAAAGCGTTGCGTTACGTTGATAGCCAAACAAGAAAGTTGCAGCTTTCTAACTTAGACTTTAACGAGGGTGACCCTGACTTTAGAAGATCTCATGTGAGGCCGGGGCAAGAGGCTGTAAGACCAACTCAGATAAGTTCTGTGCAAAGCTCAGTAGCTCCTCAAGCATCAAGTGCAAGCCTTGGTGTTTCCTCAGGAAATTTCACTTCGGTTAAGTCCCAAGGAGATTCTGTTCAAGTCGGCCTTAACATAAAAGGCAAAGGCAACTTGATGGCAATGAATCAAGGTGGAGACCAGCTGCTTGGCAAAAACCTTCGCGTTGACGCACAGTCTCTGCAGGAATCTGGATTGTCTGCCTCGTTGGAGAACTACGGAAATGAAATGGCTATTAAAATGGGAGTTGACCTTCCAAAGTTATCCGAGGCTATAAGTGGTTCTAATCCTACCAGTGTGCCAAGCCCTGTACCACCAGGAGATGAACCGGGACCTGTACCGGGGCCAAGCGACAATCCGTGCGACACCAAATCAGACAGGACAACTGTAGTTACAGGAGTTTCTTGCGTCAACGGAAACCTTGTTGTTACTACAGGAACAATCCCAGTACCAAGTTGTAGCTAGAGATGCCAACAATAAACCTTGGCCCGTGCGCTTGTTGCGGTGCCGTAGATCCTTGTGCTTCAGTTACGTGTCCTTCAGACGACGTGTGCCTAGAAGGTACATGCTTCCCGCTTCAAGCCTTCTATTGTTGTTACGATGAGACTCCACCTGCGGATGTTTCGTTGCTAGCAGACTTCTTAAGAACAGCAGAGTTTAGTTGTCAATTTGGCCCATGCTTCGACGAGAGCTCTTCCACTGGGGGTGGCATAACTTACAATGCACGCAAAGTGAAGGCTGGTCCATTCGTCACAGATATTGAGTGCGATGCTGTTTGCCAGAGATTTACTTGCGCGGGATTGCCAAACTATCAGTGCATCCCTGACCCCAATGGCGAATACCCTACAATGGATGAGTGCCGAGAGGCATGCAGGGATTTAACGGCATGTCAGCCGGGGCGTGCAGCTGATAGCTTTTCTAGCATAGATTTGTCGTCTGGGTTCGCGCCTAATCCGGGCATCGGAAACTTAGGCGATAACTTTATCAGCGTGGTTGTTCAGCTTCCTTATGCAGCTGGGCAGGTCAAACTAGATTACCGAGCCTTCAACATACCAGACCGATTTCAGCTTTGGGGTCCTACCCTCGATGGTCAGAATAACATAATTGCATCGAGAGTAATTAAAGGAGACAGTCAGTATAGGGGCAACGAAAACAGTTTAGGCAGCTGTCCCGATGACCATACAATTAACATCGAAGGTCCGGGTGAAGGCTATATCATCTGGAACAAACCAGAAGCCGCTTGCTACGTAGAGTTAGCCGTTTTTGCTCCGTGTGCCGGAACTGCTTGGGATGCTACTTTGACATTCACGGAGAACAGTGCGCCATGAAGTTACTGCGTTCACATGTCGAAGGAAGGGCGGATGAGAGGGGATACGATCCTGAGTGGATTTTGCCGTGCTTCGTGAAGGATCTCGGTGATGGTTATTGGGAGGTTGATGTTGATCACGAGAGGTACCCAAGAAAAAGAAATATCGCAGTTAATAAGAACGAAGAAGAGCCTGTCGTGGGAGGCCCTGGCACTGAGCTCAAGAAGCTCTTGGCGTTTGCTGGTATTACCAGTAGCCCGAGCTGCAAATGCAACGCTAGGGCGAGGACAATGGACGCAATGGAAGCACAATTTCCCGGCTGGTGCAAGAGGAATATGGAGACAATACTAGGTTGGCTCAAAGAAGAATCGTCCAAGAGAAAACTGCCTTTTATACCTTTTGCTGCAGAACAGGCCGTAAATCTTGCAATCCGGCGTGCGCAAAAAAAGGCGACAAAACACGGGGGGAAGAGGACATAAAATCATGAGGAGAGTTGACAATGATAGGGTTTAATCATCCGGCACTGGCACACCATAGAGACATGGTGAAAGAGACCAATAAGAAGGTCGGTCAAATTCTTGAGGGAAATGCCGAACGCATAGCTCAGCAAAGACGCCACAACCAAAGAATGCTTGGTGATAAGATGGCAGTGGAAGCTGAAGAGCGAATAGCAACAAAGAAGATTGAAGCTGACCGGGAGCAGGAACAGGCTAAAAGAAACCTGCTAAAAGGACTTCTTGACAAAGCAGGTATAGAGGTCGATGTATGAACCTTCTTGGTGGATTGAAACAAAAGCGAAACACCAACGCCGGTCAAGCTGCGTACGGTCGCTCTATGGCTAATAAGGCCAACTTAAATTTAACCAAAGAGCAGAACAAGTCAGACTTTTCTGCCAAACAGTTTGCTGCTGACCAAGACGCGAGGATGAAAGAATCGGGTCTTAAAGGCAAGCGATCAACTGATCACCAAGGTCTTCGTGTGGATCGTGCTGGATTAGCTAGTCGAAAAGCTGTATTTGATCAGCAAATGAAAGACGCCTACGACTTAATAAACCGAAGGAAGAAAGTTAATTTCAAGCAAGCTTTAATAAACCAAGCATCAAGGCATTTCACGTAATGGCATTAGGAACAGACAACAAGCTCAAAAGTTCCTTAGTATCGCCTCTTAAGCCCCGCAAGGCCCCGGCGTTAAAAACTAAGGCAACCCCTGCGTTCTCGCCAATGATAAAGTTGGTAGACCAGGGTGCAGTCGATGACGTAAATAATAATGTGCTCGCTCAAGCCGCCGGTTCTGGGAGAATGGCTTCAGACAGCATGGCAGGTCGAGGAATGTCTGCGGGGAGAGGTCAGCAGTATAGAGCTGATTTAGCCCAAGGATCGGCAGAAGCTGACGCCGCGTTAAAAGCCAATCAAAACAATCAGCAAGCAATGCAGCAAAATAAGTTGAAGCAGCTTGCGTACGATTCAGCAATGAAGCAAGAAGACCTAGCCAACCAAGGACTGTTGCAGCAACTTAGGATGGGCAAGTTTGGTGAAAGCCTTGCCAAACAAGGGTTTGCTCAAGACATGCTTGAAGCAAAACGTCGAGGGCAATTAGCACGCGATCAGATCTACGCCGATTATACGCCATTACTTAAAGGGTTAGCATAGTGAGTAAAGAAATAGACAGCTACGAAGTTGACATTGAGGATCTTCCAAGAAAAGAACTCCTAAAGATGATCCGCAAGATGAAGGCCGGTCGTGTTAGCTCTACAGAGGAAGAGAAAGAAGAAGACATCAAGAAGTCTGAGGAAGAACGCGAAAAGCTCTCTAAGCTTCGCGAAGAGAAGAAGGGCAAAGCGGATAGCCCTAAGGTCGAGAAAGACGACTTGCCAGAAGGCTTTGGCAAGAAGAAAGAAGACGACGAAGATAAAGACGAAGACGACTCAGATAAGGACGACTGATGGCTTCACCAAGTGCTGCCCGTAAAAGACGGATTCTCAACCGTCTTAAAGACGGAACTCGACAGACAAAGCCTGGGCCAAATGCGCCGAGGCCCAGCCGTCTTCGTGGTATGTCTCAAGCAAACCGCAGGTCTGTGCTTCGGATGCAGCTGGACAAAATAGCAGACGAGCTCAGCCTACCACGCGATGAGATAGCACAGCTTTTTGATGCCAAGGATGTCCTTGATTTCTTGGAGGCGTACAACCCCAAAGAAGACATATTTGCTAGAGGCATGCTGCGAGACGACGTAGTTAATTTCCTTAGGGAGGAGATGCTTAACTCTCGTAATCAAGACTACACTTCGATGAAGGCGAGGCTTATCAATGCTGAGAAGTCTGCGCCCCAACCAACACGCCCCGGTCAAGACTTAAGCGCAGACCCTGACTTAGCTGAAGAAGCTATTCAAGGACAGATAGGCGAACCAGCACCAGAGGTTGCACCCGAGCTTAAACAAAAACCTTTAGGTGAAGGCAATGTCATGGGCGACCCCGACTTGCCTCCGCGTTCTGGCGAGTCTATTGGGCCGTCTGATAAAAGAAGTCAAGCAAGGACAGCTTCCAACGAAATGCTTGAAGGTCTAAGGACCAATCAGGAAACGCCACCTGCTGGTACTAGGACGATTGTCCGTGATCCCGATAACGCCATAACTAAGCCAACCGGATCAATCCTGCCTGAAGAAATAATAAGAGGCGAAGAGCAGATGCTCCAAGGCCTCCTGAAGCAGCAAGATCAAGGCAAAATACCATTAGGGGAAAGACGTTACGGTCCTATTACAGGGCAAGAAGGTTCGCGTGTCGTTGAAGGACCTGATGGTCTAGGCGTGTTGCGAGGTGAAGAGCAAGTTGGTGGCAACTTGTATTCTGTTGATGATGGCAACATGTATATCTTCCAAGATGAAAATGGTGCTTTGTTTAGGTTTGACAACCCAGACGCCGATCCTGTGGAGATAAGCGACCTTGAACTTCGCCGTATGGTTTATGAGACCGGGGGAAAGGTTGAACCGCAGGGGCAAGCAAGTCTTGCCGAACTTCCTCTTCGCGCTGTAGGCGACCCTAACTCTATAGAGCAACTTGCATCGCAGCTACCAGAGTTCTTAGACCCTACGTACAAGACCTTGCGTTTACCGGATAACATTAACCTACAAAACCTCCAGCAGTTGATAGAGCAATACGACTTACTGGTCGAGATTGATCCGGACAACGCCTTGCAAATTATAGCTCGTCAATTTGACGGGGACGCGGATCAAGCAAATCAAGCAATGCGTAACGCCTCTCAAGTCTTCGATGAGATTACAGAGGCTCGCAGTAGAAGCAGGTTGTTGCCAAGATCCGAAGAAGCTCCTATTACGCCTCAACGCCGGACTCCACCTTCTGATGCCGAACTGCAAGCAGCGAACGAGAGGCTTGCTGACAATAAGCAAAAGAAGGAAGATATTGAAATTATTCTTCGGAATGCAGACACTCTCATAAAAGCTGATGAACTCAACCAGCTTACTGATGACATGCTTATTGAGTTTGTTGAAAGCAACAGACTTTCTCAGATTGAGTTCGACGAGTCTAATCCTTTTAGCGACCTTGCTTACAAGTTAAAGAATGAGGGTGTATCGGCAGGAAGCATAGACACTATTCGGCAAGTCCAGTTAGAAGCTCAGCCAGTTCTTTACGAACTTGACAAGAGTATTGCTAGAGACAATCTCTTATTTTCTGGTCCTGACCAGCCGACAGATGCAGAGTTCCTTGGCAACCTGTCTCCAGGAGGGAGACGTTTTACGCCAGATAATGAACTTATTCGTATTAAACAGAAGACCCGTTTTGGTGGCGAGGAGACTGGTTTCTTCACTCGGGCTGAACTTGAAGAGACTCTGAAAGCGCTAGAGGTAAGTGATCTTCCGGATGCTGAAAGCACTGCTCGGGATATTCGCAGACAGATGGGTAATGTTACTACGGTTAGCGACCAGCCTAATCTTCCTGGGGACGCTGCTGTGCCTCCTCGTTCAACAATGCCTCCTATTCTAGGAAATATAAAAACTTCTATTCGGGAAGCGTTCAGGTCTAGGCAAGCTACTCCTCCACCTATGTTCACTAGGGTCCTTGAGGACAGATCAAAAACCCTTAGGGGAATGCCAACTGAAGCTGACATTGCTGACTACAATGCTGCAAAAGCACCGTTGTTAGAGCAAAACACGCCAGATGCCCAGAGGCAACTACGAGAACTGGATCAAGATTTTCTCTCAAGGTTTAGTCGTGACGCAGACTCTCTTCCACCTGCGCAGGTAGCAGGAGAAATTCAACGTCGGACACTGGAGGGAAGCGGACCAGCAACCCAAGAAGTGCTTGAGTCTGAGTTGGGTCTAAAGGACCTGAGCATATACGATCAATATCAACGTATTAACCCATTCGTCGATGCACCTGCCGACCTGACTCCACAAGAGTCCCTTGCTAGACAGGCGATACAAGACCAGTTTGGGAATGATGAAAATTCTTTTAGTAGAGCAATAGAGGCTATCTATGTTGGCAACAAGAACCCAGAACTAGCCAACCAAAGACTAAGAGTTGCCGGTGATATAGAAACTGCTGAAGCAAGACAACAGTCAGTAGCATCTAAGCGTCCGGGCTTGATCATGCGTCTGCTTGGCCGAAGTCCAGAAAAAGTGGATCGCGTTAGCGGCAAGATTGGTGATAAGATAACAGGCCTTAAGAAAGAGGCCGCAGACTTAAATCAACCACTGCTTAGCGTCAATGATGGACTTATTGAGAGAGCAGCAGTATCAGGCGGAAGCGGTCGGGGTCGTGCTAGAAGAGCAGAGGCTCCGATAGAAGGCGACTCTCTGCCGCCGTTCTCTAAAGAGGAAGCAACAAAAGACATTGACTATGATCCCAACCCCGAGACAGCGACACAGGCAGACGCACCTGAGCGTATAAGCACTTTTGAAGATACAGATTCCGTAGTCCGTTGGAACAGCATAGAAGCCGATATGGACAATGCCGTTCCATTAGATCCAACATCGCCGCTGTACACAGACACGGCTGGACAGGCTGAAATTCTGTCGAGGCTAAGGACTGGTACGCCTCTTGATAATTTGCCTGAAGACCTAAAGGAAGCGGCTGATAGCCTTGGCCTAAGGATGGAGATGCCCGGAGATCGGTCGCAGCAGCTGCGAAGACTTAACGAGCAAGACACACCTACAGGATTCGAGCTATACGAGCTTGATGACGGAAGAGTTTTTGCCAAAGCACAAATCAACCTTGTGACGCCTAACGGAGCAAGGAGTCCAAAGAAGCTTACAGTCGGTGTCCCGGTTTACACTAAAGAAACTCGCCCTGTGGGATTAGGAAAGCAAGTGGTGTATGAAGTGAGCCCTCGTGGCGAGGCTCCTAGACGCATGGTTCGTGACGGAGACAAGCTAGAGGCAGCTAGATACGAGGAAGCGTTTAAGGGCACCCCTTTCTCTCCTGACTTCATGGACACATCCGGAGGCAAAGTTAAAGGTCAGGCATCAACAACCGACAATATCAGGGCTGGTCAAAAGAAAAAGCGCAAGAAGGTTGTTGCCGAGAGCGACTCTGCAACTGGAGCCGGAAGTGACGAGACAGATATTAGTGACACACTTACATTGGAGGAACGTGCTGCTGCTCAAGACCCCGAGATGCTCGAAAGTCTCCGCACCGGCAAGGAGCCTGATACGTCAAGCCCCGTCGTGGAAGTTGAAAGCAAGAAAAGAACATCATCCGACGAGTACTTGGATGAACAAAACAAGACTATTGCAAGGCAAGCAGGAGAACAAGGCGAATCTATACCAGAGCATCGCCGAGACCGAGACTTTGACTACAGCGACCCTGATGAAGCTCCGCCTCGTCCACGAAAGGTAACAAGTGCGGATCGAATAAGATCAGCCGCTAGGAAGGGACTTCTTCCTGCGGTTGGGGCTGGTATCGTTCTTGGTACCCAGACAGGTATGGCCCCAGAAGGAATGAGTGCATACAACGGAGAAGTCAGTCCCGAGGACATAAATACTGCACAGCAACTAGCCGCTCTTGGTGCTGGTGAAACAGACGCACTCTCTCGTGCGGAACGAATAAGACGTTTACGCGGTGGTCGATCAGGTAAATTAGGCCCAGCAGCTTTTGGAACATATCAGAATATCTCTCCATAACTGAGGATAAGAAATGGCAATCGGCAAGAAACAATCAACATCACGTTCTGATATAGCAAAGTTGCGCAAGGAGCGAGAAGAAAAGAAACGTCAAGAAAAAGATCGCAAGGATTACCAAGAGGAACAAGCTAAAAAGCCTAAGCCGAACATTGGAACAGAAGGCAAGAAGAAGCCTGAGCAGGACGCTCCTTTCATGAAAGGCATGAAGAGAAAGGGACCAGATGATTTAAGAAAGGACCTTAAGTCATCTGCTAAAGACGCTGAATCCAGAGGCGATGTCAGCCGCACTGCCAGTGAAACTGTTGGAGCAGCTAAGGATTTTGGTTCTAAGCTAATGACTTCAATCAAGGACATTGGCAAGGCTGCTACTGCACCAGACGAAAAGGTGCCTGTTGGTTCACAAGGAAAGCCAACTAATCCATTTGATGAAGGCTACATGTCCGCTGATGACCAAGATACTATGACTGGAATTGGAGACATCGGCCAGTACTACTACAATCGATACAAAGACCCAGTACGAAGAGGAATCGGAACAGCAAGCGACTTTATTCGTGGAGCACAGAAGAAAGCTCGCGAGGGCGCTCGCAGTGTTGCCGATTACATGTCTGATGACAGTATAGAAGCAAGGAAGCAAGAGGCAGCTAAGAACAGGTCGAACGACAGGGAGGTCGAGCGTGGTGAAGATCTTCAGAAAGAACTGTCGGAAGCCTATACCAATAAGAATATGCAGAAGGCTTACGACAGGTACTTAAAGAATCTCAAGAAACAGTATCCTAATGCAGAGAACATGTGGGATTATGAGAAAGGGTCGGAAGACTACGAGATTGGGTACCAAGAGTTTGTGCAGGACATGACAGGCATCTCGCCTAACGAAGACACATTCGCCTTGCAGTCACACGAAAGACACAACGCTGGTATTACTGGAGAGCAAGCCCTGCAAAATATTAAGGGCGAAGTACCAATGAGTATGCCGGGCGCAGTAAAGATTCCTAACGCTCAAAGAGATTTAACAAACGCAGAACGAATACGAACGATCAAGGGTCAACGTGTTGCCGCAGGTAAAGATGAACTTGATGACGGAATGAAGCAATACTCCAGCGAGACTGGCGTCGATCTGCAAACAGGACTTCCTGTTATCAAGGGCGACGTAATGGTCGGCGATGGTGCCGGAGGGTTTACACGTAACCGCAGAGCTCCAACGGACGAGCTAATGGACGTAGTGAATCAGCTGCCTCCAGGTGAGAAGGAATTGTACTTTGCTCAGCAAATGGGATTAAACCTAGAAGCGATACCTGAAAATCAGCGCATTGCTGCTGCTCGCAAGTTCTATGCCGCAAAAAACCCCGATGCAATGGGGGAAAACTTTGAGGCCGTTCCAGACCTCGACGCACTGGGTTACGACGACGACGGCAATATTATCCAAGGCTCTGCCCCAATGGTTTACAAGAGGAGCGAAAAGGGAAGGCAGCAGCTGGAAGACCGAAAGAACTATCAAAACTTCTTGCGTCAGACTAGAAGCCATAACGCAAGCAGCGCTTTTCAGAATAACGACGGTGGCGTGTTCACTAACAAGTATCGTCTTGAAGACGGTAGCTTTGACGCCGAAAGCTTTAACGCAGAAAACCCCGGCATACTTCCGGTAGACGAAGAAGGCAACCTTAATCCGAATGACCCTGGATACAATCAGAGGCTTCGCAGGGTAGAGGATGCCATTGATAGGGGCACTGCAGTTAAGCAGCAAACCATCAACCGTGGCTACATGCAGAACCTGCAAAGTCCAACCCTTCGTCCAATGATGATGAAGCAGAGCTTGGATCAGACAGACGATCTTCGTGAGAAAGCAGAGATTGCTGTAGCCCACGGAAGGCCGGACCTGGCTGAAATGTACATACAGATGGACGCTGACGACACTGCGCTGTTAATGGAACAGGAAAAGGCAAAGGCAGCACAAGAGTCTAAAGAGTTTGACCCTGAAGTACCCGGAGCTATTGCTGGTCTCCAGATAAAACAGATCCAAAGCGGTCAACAAAACACTACTGGTTTAGCTACCGAGTTGGCAGCTACAGGAAACATGACCAAAGAACAAGCGTCCGATTACGCTGCTAAGCAGGGAGTGAGAGCTCTTAAGGACCGAATGCCTACCAAGATGATTTTAGCAGACCCTCAGGTCATGGCTTCACTCGACAGAATGTTGACTGGGCAATACGGGCTTAGTGATGAAGTTCCAGATGCCATGCGAGGCAAAAACTTCTACCACATGGCCGAGGAAATTCCTGTAATACGAGACAAGTTTATCCGTGACGCCATGATGACTTACGGATTTGCTGCGGGGTCTGAGGCTGACTTAGGGGAGTACTTCGATGTATTCCAGAAAGAAAGATACAACTACGCAAACTTCAAAGTACTTCCTACTTATAGTAATCGACAAGATCAAACCGAAGGCTCTGCTGTTGACCAACCTCCTGCTGGTGAGAACGCATAAGGAGATGCCTTGCAACCTTCCAACCTGTATCAAAACAATCCGTATCAAAGGCGTCTTGCCTCGCAGCAACCAGCCCAGACCGGGATTGGAACTCTTCTTGAGTCTCTGACCTACCCGCAGCGTCTTGCGTTCGGTGCCGCAATCGGTCGGCCCTTGGGGGAAACGGCTGAGATAAGCGATGTCTATAGAAGATATGGGATAACCAGCAATCCGGTTACTCGCACAGTTGGCGAGGTAGTATTAGATCCAATTAACCTTATCGGCATTGGGCCACTTACTAGAGCGGGTAAGGTTCTTCAAAGGGCAGGTAAGCTAGATGACGCTGGTCGTTATCTGACTAGAGCTGCACAACTTGGCAAGGCTTCTCCTCAGGTTACACAGAGAGCAGCGAAAGGTGCCCAGAAACTTGGGAAGCGTCTTGAGGATTTATCAAGGGCAGAGATTGCCGGTATGCCAACGGTTCGACCTCGTGCTGCTAGACGCTTCGGTTCTATTGAGCAGGTGGCATCTGGCATGGATAACGCGGAGGATGCACAGAAGTTAATACAAAGCGTTGAGGGGAAAACCACAGGGCTATTCGGGCAAGCGCCCTTAAAGCAGCAACAGCTAACGAAAGACATTGGCATTGGCTTGCCATTCATGAGACCAATAGTATCTATGGATGTTCCTGGCGGACGAATTGTTCGGGACGCTATGGACGCAGCTGTGCTTGGGGCTAAGACCAGTCGAGTCGGAAGGGGTGTGCGACAGGCTTTAGACAAGACTGTGGACAACGCCTTCGCGCTAGACGAACAGATCTTGTCGACGGGTGCTAAAACTCTTGCTAAAGAAGCCGAGCTGAAAGCTACTGCTGAAGGTATCGCAAGCATGACTAAGCTGCGGTCTCAGGTCCCTGAAGCATTTGAAACGACAGGCGCACGCGCTTTAACTAGGCTGATAGAGAAACCAAAAGTAAACCCATTAGCCGCAGCTGACGAGGCGTTTGAAGCAGCCAACCCAGCCATCAAAGAATACATGGACTGGTGGTCTAAGAAGAGCGACGACTTACTTACTGAATCTGAATCGCTGGGCATTGGCTCTAAGAAACTCGTTGACGAGAACGTAGAGGGCTACCTTCCAAGGATAGCAAGAGACGTTACCGAAGATCCTATCTCTCAGATACTGGGCGAATCACCAGCCCCACAAAGAACCCTTTCTCCATCAAGCCCCGATCAAATGGCACGGGCTGACTTTACAAAGATACCTGGAGGAAAAGACAGACTGGCTTATGAGCTTGCTAATCCAGAAACAGACATTGGCAAGAAGCTAGTAGGTGGAGCACGGTCAGCTGCAAATGACGATGAGGCTGCTGATGTTATCGGCCAAGCATTATACGGAAACCCAAAGGCAAAAAGGGAAGACACCAAAAGGCTTGCCACACTCCTGAGTAAGCTAGATCCGAAAAAGATGGGAGCTACAGGACTCTTCCAAGAGAACCCTACAACCGCGATAGCTCAATACACGAAGAACCGAACGAAGGCTATTGAGAACGCCAAGTCCATAGCGGATTACATGGGCAGCAAAGCGGTCAAGAGCACAGAAAGCCCTCAGACGTCTGTGACTGTCAGAGAAGCACTGAAAAGAGGTGGTCTGCAGAACGCAGAAAAAGGCGCTGAAGGGGCGATGGATATTGTTCGTGATGTCTTAGGCCGAAGGTTTAACATTGACCCGAAGAAGATTGATCTTACCGAGTTCTCTGTCCCGATGTCTGCTGTAGAAGGTGTCACTAATCTTGTAAAACCAAAGACTGTTGAACAGCAAGGCAAGCTTTTCGAGCTGCTGAATTACGTCAGTCGAATCTGGCGCAACTCCATACTTTCCTTTCCTTCTCGCTATGCAAGAGATGTTGTCGGTGGTATTTACGCCAACTTCCTAGAAAGTGCTTCTAGTCGTTACGGGTATACAACAGCTCACAGAATAATGCGTCACGGCATCGAGAAATCAGTAGCACTGATTAGAAAGATACCTGCTTATTCTGGAATAGAGGACAACTCTGCGCTGGTCACTAAATTCTATAGTGACTTAGCAGGAACTGGACTGATGGAGTCAACCCTGAAGTATGACCTTGGCAGGGCTACAACAGGCGTCACCCTTCCAGGCTTAGACAAAATCGCTCCGTCCTTGTCGCTTCGTGATGTTACAGTCGGCTTGCCTAAGAATATTGGCAAGATGGTTGGGGGTTCTTTTTTTCCAGACTCTGACTTCGCAAAGGGCGCTAATGCCCTTAATGATTACGTTGACACTTTCTCTCGCCTTGCTGGTTATACAGAGCTTATGAGACAAGGCTTTGATCCAGCCGAAGCAGCAAAGCGAATGCTTCGGACTCATGTTGATTACGCAAACCTGTCCGATGTAGAGAAACAAGTAAAGAAGCTGTACCCCTTCTATACATATACATCAAGGATAACAGGTGAGACTGCTAGAAAGCTTGTCAGCGAGCCAAGAAGACTGGTCGGCTCAATGAAAGCATTTGAGGCAGCGCCAGAAATCTTCGAGAACCCGACACTAACAGGAGATGTCGCAGAAACAGATTCGACGTACATACCGAAAAGCCGAAGAGAGAACTTTGCGGTACCACTTAGCTCTGGGCCTGAAGGACTTACTACCTTCGGGAACATTGACCTTCCAGGGTTCCGAGAAATAAACAGAGCTTTTAGTGACGGTGGGCTCCTGTCAATGACTACGGATATAGGTCCGCTTCCGAAGGCAGCTATCGAGCAAATGACAGGACGAGACCTGTTTACTGGTGGTCCTATATCGAGAAAGAGGGGTCCTTTACAAAGGGTAACTGGATCAGATAACGAGCTGGTTAGATATGCGGATGCGATTGGGGAGCAGATGCCTCTGGTTCCGCGATTCGGAAGGCTTGCTGCTAACCTACTTCAGGACAGCGACACTGTTCCTCTTAGCACTCGTGCGTCAAACGCTGCGTTGAATGCCTTAACCGGCTTCAGGAGAGACACATACACTCCAGACGAATTAAATCGACAGCGGCAGTACGAAATGGAAGACGAGCTCCGGCCATACATGAGCACGTTTGAAAACCAATACGTTCCTGAAGATGTCTTTAATGCCATGTCTCCTGCACAACAAAGACAATACGAGCTTCTCAAGAAGCTTCGGTATGCCAACAAGAAGGCAAGAGAAAGGCGGAGTGGAGGATGACATTAGGACCATGCTTCTGGCCTTGCATTAGAACTTTTGTGCGAACACTGTTCTACCAGCTATTCCTCACGTTCACGATTGCGGCCATCACCTTCATTGTAATGCCTGAGCAAGTTGGCTTTCGGTCCATGACTCTGTACATGAGCTACATAAACCACTTTCACCAAGTGGAGTTTGAGAGAGCATTGCCGTTACTTAAAGGCATGGGGCAGTGGCGGATCTGGATAATGAACAGAAGCCCAAAAAACTTCAGGGTTATTGAAGATGCGATAGCTGCCGAGGAATGGTATTGGTGCAAGTTTGAGTACGAAAACAGTCAAGGAAACTTGGTAACAGACATACAGAGCTTAAGGATCAGGTGGAAAACTTGGGAGTATTACTACGAATTAGAGCCACCGATGAGCGAAGAGGACATGGTTGAATATCTTAATGATGGCTCTCTTAATAGCCAAGAAACAGATAGAGCTTTTAAGCTAATGCGTGAATTGAAACAAATGCAACAATCGAGGACTGAAATATAATGGGAATGCTTGATGCGGGTAGAAAACTGTTGGGTGGATTAATTCATGCACCAGGGTCTGTTCTTGTAGACGGTCCAAGTCATGCAATGGGAGGCCACTCAAAACCAACTCATGGTTCACATGGTTCTCACGATAAGCATGACAGTCAT